TCTCTAAGGGTAAACGGCAAATTGAAAGTCACACCCCCCTACCGGCGTTCCAAGGGTGCGTTGGATCGCGCGGTCGCCCATCGGCACGGCAGCCCTTGGCATTGGGCTCTACGGGCGCGCCACGTGGGTTTCCAAACGCGCCATCACTGCGTGCCGTCTTCTGGCTATCACATCCCGGGCACCGCGCGCGCACGTTCCCCGGGTCGAATCCGGCGCCGCCGTTGCGTAGAGTTACGCGATGGTCAACTCGTGTCGATGGGCGACCGCAGCCGGGAGTCTCACAGGTTGGTCGAGCCGCAAGGATCTTGGCGCGAAACGCGCGCCACGCCTTCGATTGATAGAACCCCGGCTTATGCCTCATTGGACGCCAACTTGATGCGCGGCGCCTGCATGCGCAAGCGCGGCTTCGCGCGTTCACTTTGCATCGGATTTACGGGGGTTTTCGGTGCCTTGGCGGGCTTCCGCCGGTTCGGACGCATGGGCCCAAACGGCGAAGCCCTTGTACGGCAACAGCTTTCTTAAGTCAAGATATTGCGTCATACAGCCTCGCACCACACCGCCGGCACGCTGATGCGCCGCACCGCGCCAAGGACGTTGAGCAGGATCCAGATGCGGTTGCGCTCGTCTGGCTCGTCGAAGATGACGCTGAGATCGCGCATGCTTTCAGGTCCATCGATTAGCTTCAACGTGGCCTTGCGCCGATATGGCAGCCGAATGTCCTCGACGATGTCCTTGCTGTCGCAGCGGCTGAACACCGTCTTGGCTTCGTCCTCGGTGAGCGCTGCCGGCACGTCACCCCGCATGATCATGCCGGTGCAGCCGTAGGTGTTTGCGATGAAGCCCCACTGCTGCACCCGAATGTCGAGCTCGACGAACAGGTAGCCTGGCAGCAGCGGCTTGAGGCATGTCACCCTGCGCCCAGCCATGATGCGCTGGCCCTTGTAGCGCAGCAGCCGCACGTTCAGGCCGTAATCCAGCAGCCAGTCTCGCGCTTTCGTCTCCTCGTTGGGCTTCGTCGTCGCGACGTACCAGAGTGGTTCCAAGAGTGGTTTCACGTGAAACACCCGTTTTTGCGTTGGCCGAAGATTCGGTTGAGCGTTTCGATGAACTTTTCCCGCAGCGCTTCATCCTCGATTTCATGCGGGTAGAGCACGCCGATCGATTGCTCGGTCCAAGCGCGCCGGCGCATGTCGTCGAGGACGGCCGGCGGCGCGGCGCGCTGGTCGGAGATCAGCGGGGCGAAGGCAGCGCGCGTCATCGGGCTAGGCCGCAGCTGTAGTTTTGACGCGCGGCGGAAGCCCAAACTCTTCGGGCTTCGGCATCTGGCCCTGCATCCCGTCGGCGTGCCAGCGGTTCACGGCGTCGGTGTAGCGTTTCGATTTTGCCTCCATTTCCGGGGTCATGGCCGGGGGTGGTGCTTGCGGCCGGGCGCCGGTTTGCGTCGCCGCGCGCAGAGCGTCGTTTACCGCCGCATCGAGATATTTCAGCGATCGCGGCGCGTCGGCACCGGACCCCTTGCGGGCGGCAAAGCGGGCATGGAACAGCGCCCCGAGCAGCCCGAGATCCGCGCCGGCTTCGCGCCATCGTCGGGCAAAAACGATGTCGTCACCGGCAGGCATCTGGCGTTGCTGCGGCCCGAAGACCTCGGCCTGCACGCGGTCGAACAGCGCGATGATTTCGACTGCGGGATCCGGATTGGGTTTAACTTCAGCCGAGCCGCGCGGCTGACCCATCGATGGGGTATCGCCAAACTGGGGCTGCGGCTCTGGCTTAGGTAAGGGCTCCGGAGAAGGTTCCGGAGAAGGCTGGGCCTTCGAAGGCCCTTCGTAGGGCCTTGCCGGTACCACGTCAGGCTCATATTGGAGGGCCATAGAAGCCTCTGGCATGGGCCATCCAGGCACATCCTTTTTGCCCTTAAGGGCTATCATCAATTGCGGCTCAAGCTTCTCCTTAAGAAGTTGATACACCTTTGTATTCTTGGGCACGGCCATAGCGAGCTTGGCGGCGCCGATACCAGCTTTGTCCTGCTTAATTGGATCGTGCTTGAGGACGTTGTTGACCAGCGTCCAACCGGTCGCCTCGTCCCTGGTGATGAACCCAATCGAGGAGAGGCATTGAAGGGCCTCCGCAGCCCCTTCCTCGGACCATCCAAGGTCCTCCCAGATATAGCCCAGAGGCAGACGCATGCACCCAATTGCGTTGCGATGCGGCCCGCTCAACAGGTAGAGCGCGAGCAGCTTCGGGGCGTCCGAAAGACCGATGATTTTGTCGTCCGTCCAGAACGTGTCCTTGACCTTGCCGTAGCTCATGCGACACCTCTGGGCATGCCGCCACCCTTTTCGATGTTGCACGCCGGACAAGCCGGCAACATGTTGACCGTGCGATTAGGACCACCGCGGAACCGAGGCACAACGTGGTCGATTTCGAATCGCTGATCGAGGGCTTGGTGGCAATAAGCGCATCGTCCTCCGGTGCGTTCCCAAATCCGCTTCCGAGCCGCCCAGCGCCTTTGTGGGCCACTGTTTCGACCGGTGCCGTGCAACGGATACGCGATCGGAAAAGGAATTGGCGCAGCCACCGGCAGCGCCGCAACGATCCGACCGACCAAGCCCCCAATTGCCGCATCGCTCAAATGAGCCGAAATTCTTCCGCAACTCATGGCTTCGAGCTCATACCTCGAGCCTCCCTAGGTTAGAAAATCGGGTGCGGGCACCGTCGAAATGGCACTCGACGGTTGCAACGGCCCCATGCCGATTCTTGCCGATGATCAGTTCCGCCAAGCCCTTCACGCGCTCCATGGCGGCACCCCACTCATCGAGCCTGATCTGAAAGGCCGGCTGGTTCTCGTTCTCCCGCTGTCTTGGTTTCAGCTTCTGCAGGTAATACTCCTCCCGGTAGACGAAGATGACGCTGTCGGCGTCCTGCTCGATCGAGCCGGATTCACGAAGGTCGGAGAGCTGCGGCCGCTTGTCCTCCCGCAGCTCGACGGCGCGGCTGAGCTGGGACAACGCCACCACCGGGATGGCGAGATCCTTGGCCAGGGCCTTGAGCCCGCGGGTGATGGCCGACAGCTCGAGGACGCGGTTCTCGGCCTTGCCGGCGCCGCCCATCAGCTGCAGATAGTCGATCACCACCAGGCCAATGCCGCGCCGGCGCTTCAAGCGTCGCGCGCGCGATCGGATCATGGCGACCGAGGCCGATGCGGTGTCGTCGATGAAGATCGATAGATGGCGCAGCCGGTTTTGCGCTTCGACGAGGTTGCCCATATCGAGGGCGTCGACGCCGCCGCGGCGCTGCCGATCGGTACCGATGCCGGTTTCGTCGGCTAGGATGCGTGCGCTGATCTGGTCCTTCGACATCTCGAGCGAGAAGAACCCGACCTTGGCGCCGGCGACGATCTGCACCGAACCGTCGGCCTGGCGCTCCTCGCGGTAGGCGCCCGCCACGTTCTTCATGATCGTGGTTGCCAAGGCAGTCTTACCGGCGCCCGGCCGACCGGCGACGATAATCAGGTCGCTGGGGTACAGCCCGCCGATCTTGAGGTCGAGCTCGCGCAAGCCCGTGGCGATGCCGGCGACGTGGCCATCAGCCTTCCATGCCGTCTCGATCGATTTGACCTGTCGTCCCAAGGCTTCGCCCACCGCTTCGGGGCCGCCCGATGATTCCGCACCTTCGGCCAGCGCCGAGCAATCTGCTTCGACCATCTCGATGCGGCCGACGCCGGTGAGCGCCATGTCCTCATCATCGAGCGCGGCCGCGCGCCACTCCTCGCATTTGAGGATGAGTTGGCGGCGCAGGTAGAGGTCGAGGATGGCCTGGCCGTACTGCGGCGCGTTCATGATCGAGATGACCGCGGCGGTGAGGCGCGCCAGATACTGCGCGCCGCCGACATCGGTGAGGCTGGCATCCTGCTCGAAGTGGTTCTTGAGGGTGATGGCGTTGGCGGTGTGGCCGCGCTCGATCAGCTTGCCACAGGCCTCGTAGATCCTGCCGTGGCGGTCGTCGGCGAAGTGTTCCGGCTTCAAGAAATGCGCGACGTCGTCCCAGGCGCGATTGTTCGCCATGAGGGCGCCGAGCAGCGCCATCTCGGCTTCGAAATTGTGCGGCGGCAGCCTGAGCTCGGGCGCCGAGATGGGGACGAGGGCGTTCATGCCGCGACCTCCGCAGCCTTAGCGATGGCTAACCCGTCATCGAGCTTGCGTTGTATGCCCTGAAGCAACTCCGTGAGCCGCCTCACCTCGTGGTCGGCGCTAACGCTGCGTAGGCGCTGCACAAGCTTGACACGCGCCTCATGCCTCGGCGTGTCGATGGGAATGCCTAGGGCTAATCGAATCTCGCGCCATTCGGATTCTACTTGGTCGACGATGCGCTTGGCCTCGATGTGTGCGGCCTCGACAATGCGTCTGGCCTCTCCATCGGCGGCCTTGACCGCCGCGCGCGCGGCTTCCGGGGCGCGGAGATACAGAGCGATGTCCTTGCCCAGCCGCTTCCCGATCTGGCGCATTGCGCGAGAGCGGGCGTCCTCCTCGATCCTCTCGCGCGTGTACTGCGCCAGCTTCCATTCTGCATCGCCACCCCGGAATGGCACGGCCGAGAACGGCGCTGTCGAGATCAGCTTGATCATTGTTTCGAGCGCAAGTGCCACCTTCTGCATCGTCGGCCGTCGCCGATGCCGCCAGCCACGCGCGCTGCGCTCGATCAATCCGCAGCCTTCCGGAATATCATCGAGCTTCAACAGCCCGGCCGGGCAGGCAAAAGTCACACCCGAAGAGAACTTGAAATACTCCAGGTATTTGCCCGACGTCACATCGGCGCGAAAATCGCCGACCGAGACCTTCACCTCGTAAGTGATGAAGATCGCAGCGTGATATGACCAGCGCTTGACGGTGAACACATCGGGGCGCACTGAGCCCGCCGAACCCACTGGCATGTCAAGCCATGCGAAGTTTTCGCCGCCGGCGCGTGTGTGCTGCGCTAGATCAATCGCCAGAGCGTCATGGGTCCAATCGGTCATGCGACCCCCAGCGTGCGCATCTCGACCTTCACCCCAAGCGACTCCGCGCGGGCGATCCCCTTCTGCATGCCCGAACTGATGCCTCGATCGGTATAGACGACAACCGCATCGGCGACGATCATCCACGCGTGGCCGGCTTCGATACCGAGCGCACGCTCGGCGGCAACGTTGTCATGAAGGACACCGGGCTGCGTATAGAGCAAATGCGAGGCAGCACAAGCCTCGTTCCGCTTGAGACAATCCCGCACGCAGGCCTTGGCGAACGCGATGTTCGCAGTGATGCCCTCGGGTGTCGGGGCGGCGTAGGGAGATTCTAATATTACGAGCCTCATGGCCGACCACTTTGAAACAATGCAAGCTCTGCGGCCGTTTGGACGGGGCGGCGCTGAGAATCGGCAGCATCAGCGTTGCTCGAGGGTGCCTCAACGACAAGCTCAACCACTTTGAACTTATTACGCGCGAAGAAAGCCATCCCGTCGCGGCCCATTTTGTCTCCCGCGTAAACTCGCGGCGCCCCTAATTGCGTGAGGCTGGCGGCCAGCACATAGCCGGACTGCTCCTCAAACACGAACAGCCAAACCGGAGTGGCGGTTTCCTCCTGCACGCGGCAATAATGCTGATAGTGACGAAGGTCGATGCCGTGCTCGTAGGTCTTGGTCTTTCGGTGGAGATTGGCGCACGCCTTCGTCTTGACCTCAACCCAGATACGGCGGCCAGCTTGAGCAACATCGAGGTCGGGGATGACGAAAGACTGCGTGGTGCCTTGCATTATAGGCGCCTTGTCACCGTCTTCTCCTGAATAATCGTAGCTCGGCACGACAAACCAGCCGCGACGCTGCAACAGCCGCGCAACGATTTTCTCACCGCTGCGCCCGCGTTTGAATTCTGGTTTGTCGCGAAATGCCGCCGATGACCGTCGGGAGATCATAGGAGCTGCCCCCCTTGCAGGGCCTCGTCGCCATGACCGTCCCAGTTAGAGCGGGTGCCGCCGCGATGGTAGAGCGTTGCATAACGCGGCGCCGGGCAGAGGCGCTCAACGAAATCATAAAATTCGTCAGGCTTTCGGGAGTTTTCACGCAGTGGGCCATTGAGCAATGTTGTTTGATTCGTGAGATGGACAATCGGCGAGCCGCGCACCGCCATCAGGCAGTGCTCGGTCTGCCCTCGCAGCCAATCTCCAGTGCCCATGCGGTCTTTCACCCACGTAAGGATCGTCTTGTGTAGGAAGCCCCAGGCATCCAGGACGCTGAATGCTTCACGCATGTGATGGTTGGTCGTCCATAGCCAAAGGATGCAGTCCTCATGCGCGATCGACTTGATGTCCATGTTGCAGATGTCGGCGATGCTCTGTTGCGGGTAAGGATGCGTCGCGCGATGTGATGGATCTTCCTTCCGCAGTTCGTATGGCCACGGTGGGTCTGCGATGATGACGCGATATGGCCCCTTGCCGGGCAAGCCCGGCGGTTCCTTGCGGATCTCTTCAGCTTGGCGCGCTACCTTTAGACGCTTGAAAGGCCCGTCGACGCGACCGGTTCGGTCCATGTCAGCAACCAGTTTGCCGAACCTATCCGGTTCGGCTTCTGCGGCAGCAACGATGGCCTCGGCCTTATCGAGCGTGCGGGCGCCGAAGCCGGTGAAGGCAGCGGCTTTGTCGCGGGACTTTCCGGCGTCCCCGTTGTGGCAAGTTGCCACCTCGGGACGCCCATCGCCACGCTTAAGATTCGCGATGCGCCGCTCTTCGGATGCCTCTTTGATCTCCGGCTCCAGCGCCCGCTTGATGGCGACGGCTTCGCTGGGCGTGAAGTCCTTGCGCTCGAAGTTCTCCGCCGCCTCGCCCCGTGCGATCTCGGCCAGCGGCGCTACTGTCGTCGGAATCTCGTTGAGACCAAGAATCTTAAACGCCTGCAATCGCCGTTCGCCCGCAATCAGGCGCCCATCGGGATGCACAACGACGGGATGCAAAAGGCCGACCTCCTTGATGCTGCGCGCCAAGGCCTCGACATCACCCATGTCGCGCCGATGGCGCGATCCAACAACAATATCGGTAATTTTCATTGTCTCTAATGACATGCTTGATCCCCCGAATGCCGGATCGCCGGCCCGTTCTCCGTCTCATCCATCGCCGGCGGGCCGCCCCAAACCATGCCGGCAATCTGCGGCACGACTTGCCCCGTTTGCTCGAGCGCGCACTGCCGAAGATAGGCTTCATGCTCGGCCTCGCAGGCCGCGGCGTGGATGTAGTCGATGGGCTCGCCGGCGGGGAAAGGATCCGGCTCGAACGTCAGGTCCGTGGACTTGATAAACGCTCTATCGATGAAGAAATGACCGGGCGAGAACACCGGCCGAAGTTCGCCAAAGTCTTCGGCAGCGTGCGCCGCTTTCCTCTGCCGCGCGAAAAATACGGCCGCAGATGCTAAAGGCGCCAGCAGACACAACGCCAGCAGCCCGATGATGATCCAGCCGGAGGGGCCGATCGCGTCGAGCACGCTCATGCCGACACCCGGCCAAACAGAGGCGTCGTTGTATATCCAAACCCCGGCTCATGAATGGATTTGAAGTACGAGAACAAACCCAGGGCGTCGGCCTCGTTGTCGTCGCGATACTTCCAGCCAAGCTGCCGGCAGCGCGCCTTCACAGGTTCTTTCCCACCATGTGATGTGCCTGCGAAATGCTTCTTCCACTCGGCTATGTTGGCCTGCTCAAACGGCACGGCGAGCCATTTGGCGACGGCCTCGCACATGTAAAAAAGCCCGATGCCATTGAACGCCGATGATTCGTCCCGAGGCTGGTTGCGGTAGAATTGCGGCGGAAGCGGAGCCTCGGCGCCGATCAAGTCGGGCTTCACCAGATTGATCTTGCCCATGAAGAATTCCAGGGCCGCCGCACCGCAGTCTCCGTACTCGTAGCCGTCGTTCTTGTTGCCGCCGATCGAGGGAAAATGCTCGACGCCAGAGAACGGCACGCCGCCGCCGTCGCGGTCATGCGCCCAGCCGCAATGCCTGGAGATGTCGAAGGTGAGGATGCGCACGGGCCGACCGGCGGTTAGGCTTCGGCCGTCGCGTCCTCGGTAGCCGGAGCCCCGCCGGTCAGGGGGCTCTCCGCCATCAGCGTGGCCTGGCCGTTCGTCCAGCCGTCGGCCCACTTCACGTGCTTCTCGGGTTCGGCATCTTCGTCGAAGGGGTTGTCGGTGATGACACCTTTGCCGTCGTGGCCGAGGTTCCATGCATCGAAATAGATTTTTGCCAACGGGTCGACAATGACGGTCGGATCGTCCTGGCGCGCGCCGGCGGCCTTCGTCAGCGCGTCGATCATGTCGACCTGCTCGCCGATCCCCAGCGCGGCGTGGATCTCGCGGATCGTGTCGAGCGCGCTGTCGCGTTCGGCACCATCAAGCCCGGCGAGACGGAGCGCCGCCTCGACATCCTCGCGCTTCATGCTCAGGTCGGATTTGAGGTCGCGGAAAATATCGACGCGCGCCTTCGTCTTGACCTTCTTTTCGGAATTCAGCTTCTCGATATCGGCCTGCAGGACGTCGAGCTTCTGCTTGGCGTCGCGGATCATGTCGGCGCGATTGCCAGCATTATGGCCGGCCGTGGTGCCGCCGATACTGGCGCGGCCGGGATTGTCGAGCTCGCGCTGCGCGGCGGCCGGCTGCTGCAGGGATCCATTGGGACGGGCACGTCTTGCCATGATCGCTCTCCTCAAAAATTAGGGGCCGCGGCGGTTGATTCGGGTCGGAATGGCGGTGGGTTCACCCAGACGCGGGCGCGGCAGGCGTCGCACCAGGATTCACCCCGCGCGGTTGGTGCACCGCAGAAGTCGTAGAGCGGCCTCACGCCGCGGGGGAATTGGCAGTACCCCCGCGGCGGCGCTGTGTGCCGCGCTACTTGGGGCCGGCGACCCTCATGCTCCGGGGGGAGAAGCACGGGGATCGCCGGTTGCGCCGCAGCGGCGGGGATCCGCCCGGCGTTGGGAATTGGGCCTGCCATCCAGTCGCGCGATAGGGCCTCTGCTACCGAAGCGCCGGTCGGTAACGGCGCGCGGGCGCTGCGCGCGGCTGCCACCTCATCGCGCTGCTTTTGATCGAGCACGGCGAGCCGCTTTGATTCCCTCAAATGGGCGATCTTGAGATGACCGGGCCGCGTCTTTCCCCCAAGCGGGTCGACGCCGGTCGCCTTGCGCTCGCGGAAGAGCACGCCCAAGACCTGGTTCTTGCCGACTCTGCTGCCTGTCACGCCAGCGATGCGCTGTGCAACGATGGTGAATCCTTCCCCGTCCGCGGCGTGCTCTTTGATCAGTGCGACGCGCTGCGCGTGTGTGATGGCGGCCCACTCCCGGTCTTGGCCCGGTTTAACCGCGCGCGGATCTTCGATCGTCGCGGCGGACGGATTGAAGCCCATCACCATCAGAGCATCCCCTTGTCGAAAAAAACCGGCGCCGAGCGGTGGCGCGGCGCCGGCTCGAGGTGCGGCGCGCGGGAGTTCAGCTCGCGCGTCGGGGAGAGGCAATCGAAAGCTGGGAGCTCGCGCCCGGGCACATCGCCGCTTGCGCGGGGATCGGCAAGACTGCGTTGGACGAACTCGCGAAAGCGCGGCCGTTCAGGGTCGATCAGCGCCGCATTGATCCTGGTGCGGCAGGTCATCGCTCGGCCCCAACACGCTTGCGGCTTTGTTCTGCAGGTGCACCGCCCTGCTGAGCTGCCAGCGGGCGCGTCGTCTTTTCAGCTTCCGCCACCACCGGCTGAGCAGAGCGAACATTCTGTTCCTCCCGCTTTTCTTGTTCGGCCAATCGGTTCTCGATGGCGTTTCCACGATGCCTGACGATCGACATGGCGAAGCGCATGATCTCGGCTTCGGTCTGCGGATCGAGCGCGGCGTCCATCATCACGAGGCGCTTTGCTTCGGCGAAGAACGTCGGGTTCGATTGGCAGAGCCGGAGGAAATTGGTGAGGGACATCGCATTGCGGCCCTCGATCCAGTTGCGGGCCGCGTCCTTGCCGGATCCGGACTCGCGGGCGACGCGCTTCGCGTCGCCGCCGTACTCACGCCGCAGCGCCTGCGCGAACGTCTCCACGACAACATCGTTCGTGATGACACCGCTCATGTTCTGCCTGCCGGGTTTTGGCCCTTGGGCACGGAGGAAATCCCGCCCGTTCTTCCCTGATGATCGCTGCACGTCGAACCTCCATAGTTCGTGACGTGCAGCAACGACGCACAACCGAGAGCGAAGAAATGCAGCGACATGACGGCGGGCAGCAGCGCGATGGTGAGGGCAACGCTTTCCAGCTTGGCGGCGGAGAGAGCGATGTCCTCGGAGCGCGCGGCCCCGGGGGCGTCGGCGATTTCGGGCTTTGGAAACGGTGTAATCTGGCAACGGCTGTTAGGAATCACCGCGTCCCAGCCGGGTTCGTCTTCGGCCTCGCCGCGGCCGATGCGCTTCTCGCGCTGCTCGGATAGACCTACCACCCTCATAACCCAGACCCCGCTTCAGTCTCGGCGCTGCAGGCCCCTGCCGCGCGCCGTAGCGATTCCAGCCCCTAATCCATCGTTTGCCAGGCCTCACCCTGTGCGGCCATCAGGCGCTTTCACGCACCGGCCCGAAGATGTCCGGCCGCAACACGGCTCGCGACACGCCGGTCACCCGCTCGACATCCAGCAGCCGCTCGAGCGGCACGCGATCCCAATACGAGATGGCCTGCGGGGTGAGTCCGAGTAACTCGGCGAGTTTGGCCTTTGTCTTGACCGCCTCGACCGCCTTAGAAAGTCCGTCATCCATAGGTGCCACTCTCAAATCTAATTTGTTTTTTGTCAAGCGCCTTTTTAGATGACGAATCCGGCTCAAGCGCGGCTTGATGTCCCTATGGCGGATGTAATAATTTTCAACGGATTTGCTTCACGTCTCCGTGAAGCCCGGCGCGAACGCGGGTTTAGCCAGGATGCGTTGGGTGTCGCCATCCGACGTACAGGGGCCGCAGTATCGAGCTGGGAGCGCGGGAAGAACACGCCAGAGCCCGCAATCTGGGGTGCGCTCGCACGAGAGTTGAAGGTTTTAGAGCAGTGGCTATTATACGGAAGTGGACCGAAATACCCCGACGCCGAACAGGGGGAGCCAATGACTGCGGATAAGGCCCTGTTAATAAAGAAAATTAGGGAGAGACGGCTCTCACCAGCGGCAATTTCAGCGCTGGATCAGGTTTTGGAGGCGACCACTCCCAAAGATGAGGTTGACCCCTTAAGCCCTTCGAAGCGGGCATAAAGGTCGTACCTTTTCCCGCCAAGCCAAGATGAGGGGGGATAAAGGCTCGGTTCGCAAGGACCGGGCCTCTCTTTTGAGTCCGGTCTCAAATTTAACTTGACTGATATCAAATTTGATTTAAGGTGACGTCCACAACCTCGCATGGAGTGGACGCCGTGCCCAACCAGACCTCCCCGATCACCACCACCGTTGACGCCATCGCCGAGGCCATTCGCGCCGCCGGCTACACCGCCATGGCCCAAGAGTTCGTGGCCAAGCCCGAATATCGCGGGCGGATCATCGTCGCGATGACACGCAATATCGCGCGCGACCAGCGCCTGGGGCCGGACGTCGCGCGTCGGTTCCGCCAGCTCACGGCGGCAGCCGGTCATTTCGCGTGAGGCCGGCCATGCGCATCATCGCCCGCCGGGTCGCGCTCGCCGCATTGATCGCGGCGGCAGCGCCCTTCGCCGCCGCGCCGATCGCCTTCGCCTGCGGCATCGTGGCGCTCGACCTGCTCGACCCGGTCGAGATGGCCGCCTTCGCCGCGCTGACGGCGGAGTGAGCCATGGCCGGGTTTTCCGAAGCCGCCTACACCGAGATGTGCACTCGAGATTGGACTTACGGGTTCATCCGCGTCGGCCGCTACGGCAATCGCTTCTCCCTGGACGCCGATATCCGGCCGGTGCTGCCGCGCAATGCCAGCGGCCACGTGCTGGCGATCGTCGACGACATCGATCAGGCCTACGACATCGCCGCGCGCCTGAACGCAAAGCTCGACGTTGCCGCCGCGGCGGAGGAGTCCTAGCCCATGGCCGCCACCAACGACACGCTGCCCGCTGGCCCCTGGTCCTACCTGACCACGGCTGCGCCCGGCACGCCCGACGGGAACGGCCATGTCTATCTCGTCGACGCCGACGGCAAGAAGCTGGCGTCGCTTTGGGGCAAGCCCGATCAGAAGATGGCGCTGGCGAAGCTGTTCATCGCCGCGCGCGGGGAGGGCTGAGCCATGGCTGTTGAGCGCGCCAACACCCCCGAAGAACTCGCCGCGATCCGCGCGATGGACCGCAAGGTCATGCGCACTGCGCTGCTCATCGCCGCGGTCCTCGCCGTCGCCTACATGCTCGCGAAATGGGGGATGTCATGACCGCGCCCGACACCACGACCCGCACGATGGAAGAGATCGCCGCCGATCCGGCGATGCGGTTCCTCGCGGTCCGCGATCACTGCAGCGTGGTTTCCCTTTTTGCGATCCGCGACACCGCCAAGACCTCCGCCGACGCCCGGATGATGGAGTTTGAGGGCGTCGCCAAGGGCAACGGGCATAAGTCCCGCCGCCTCACCGGCGCCGAATGGCTGGCCGCGCAGCGGCAATTGGACGAAGCGATTTTGAAAGAGGTCAACCATGGCTAGCAAGAAACCCAAGGGCTGGAAGCAGCCGAGGACGTCGCCGCTGATCGTGCGCGACAAGTATGGCCGCAAGCGGCCGATCGGCATCTCGGACAACCTTGGCAACCTCAATCGGCTGTTCAAGGCGCAGCGCCAGATGAAGCGGGCCGCCAATGGCTAGCGTCACCCCGCTGCCGCTCCCGACGCGCGCCCCGCGCCCGTTCCTGGTCGTCGTCCCGAGCGCAATCGACGACCGCGCCGCGCGCGCATGGGAGGATTGCGACTTCGCCATGCAGCTCTGGCGCGAGGAGAAGACCGAGAGGTCGGCGCAGGTCGCGCTCGCGATGATGGCGCATTTTCTCCGCGTCAGCGGCAACGTCGAGGCGCTGGTCTGGCGGGCACTCTGCGACAGCATGATCGCGCACTGGCTGACTCGGCACCAGCTCGAGACCATCGCGCGGGTACGGCTGGCGTGACACAGGGAGACATGGAGATGGCGTTTTACATCGGGCAGAAAGTGGTTTGCGTGGATGCATCCAGCGGTGTCGGTTCCTGGGTCGACAATGACGGCCCAACGGAAGGGGCAATTTATACTGTTTCACGCGCCTATCGAACCCATGATGGATATCCCTATCTTCAGTTTTTCGAGTTGGCGCGCGGCCCGATTTGCCGGGCGACCGATGGCGGCGATGCCGGCTATCGCGCGCATCGCTTCCGCCCCGTCCAGGAGCGCAAGACAGATATTGCGTGGGCGCACGAGCTGGTCGCGCCGAAGCAGCGTGAGCGGGTGCCGACATGACTGGCTTTCTCGGCACGCGGCCGTGGTCCTGGGGCGAGCTCGCGGTGATGATCGCCATCGTCTCGATCGCCATGCTGGCGGCGGCGCTCGGCGGGCCGGCGCCATGACCGACGGAGCCGGCATCGCTGTCGCGGGCATCTGGATCGCCGTCGCCCTCATCGGCATCAACCGGCACACAACCGGGATCGGTCTGACGTTCGCGCTGATCGCGGGCGTCGTCGCAACCTTCATCGTTCGCTGAGGTGACACCGATGAACTACCGCGCCGCCATTCTCGCCGCGATGCAAGGCCGCCTGCCGATGCAGACGCATGAGATCGCAGAATCCATCGGGTTGCCGCTCGATAAGCGCGACAGCAACCTCGGTCGGACGCTGAGCGAATTGAAGAACGAAGGTGTGATCCGCGTCGCCGGCGTCGTGTCCGGGCCGACGGGGTTCGCGCGGAACTTATGGGAGATCGCGCCGTGAAACCGATGCGAGACTGCAAGATATGCCTCGAATTCCTCGAACGCCTCGAAGGCTGGTGGCGCGGCAAAGCGCAAGCCCGCCTCGACCATGCGCGCGATCTCGGCATCTACAGTCCGCACGCCGATGAGCATCTGCGCCTGGCGGCCGAATATGAGCAGAAGGCCGACGAGTGCCGCAAGGCGTCGCCGCTGATCCCGAGCGTGGCGCCAGCGCCTGCGTTGCGGAGGATCGCTTGACCGAGGCCGCGCGTATCGTTGACCAGCCGCAGCCCGGCTTTTTCCGCCTGCGCCTGGTGCGCGGGGGCCCGTGGGTTTGCGCGCGCATATACATCCCCTGCCCGATGGACCCCTTCACCGGCGAGCCGACCGAACGCCCGCGCCTGATCTGCGCCGAGATCAACGGCGAAGACGTCGAGGCGCATAGGGTCTGGCATTTCGGCGAGCCGATCACTGCGAGCGAGTTCGAATTTCTGCTGGCCGAATCCCGCTGGGCGCATCGCTACAGCCCTGCCGATCCGAAGGCAAACCCCCGCAAGAAGATCGATCCGTTGAATATCCCTCGGCTCTTCGTATGAGCTAACCCAAGAAAGGACGAAGCAATGCAACACGATTTCATCCTGCTCGATCGCTCGCAATCCATGAGCGAGGCCGGCAAATGGCCGGAAGCGCTTGCCGCGATCAACGCCTACGTGGAGAAGCTGGCGAAGAACAACGTCGATACTGGCGTGACGCTCGCCACCTTCGACAAGCCGGCCGGCGACCTGAAGTTCGAGATCATCCGCTCCCGAATCACGCCGTCGACATGGAAGGCCGTATCCAACGAGGATGCGCAGCCGCGGGGCTGGACTCCGCTCAACGACGCGATCGGCCAGATCGTCACGATGGCCAAAGCCGGCATCAACGGCGGCGGCGAGCAATACGAGAAGGTGGCAATCATCATCGTGACCGATGGCCAGGAGAACTCCAGCAAGGAGCTCACTCACGCGGCAGCCAAGGCCATGCTCGACGAGTGCCGTGGCAAGGGCTGGCAGGTCATTTTCCTCGGCGCTGATTTCGACAACGCGGCGCAGGCCGCAAGTTATGGCGTGGCGGCAAGCCAGACCATCAAATCCTCGGTCGGAAATCTTCGCGCGACGATGGCAGCGACCGCGGATATGCGCGCTGCCTACGACACGACCGGCGCGGCGATGAACTACACCGACGAACAGAAGCAACAGGCCGCCACGAAATAGCCAGCAGTGGGCGGAGCCGTAGCTTCGCCCACTACATCGCCGACAGAAGAGAGTTCAATGACCGACCCCGACTTCGACCCGATCGATACGCCGAGCGAATCCGACGCCCTGCTGGTCCACGTCCGCGGATTCTTGGCGCCACGAAGGATACCGCTCGGCGCCCCGGATGCCCTGGCGCCTGGTGAGAGGGTCATTGAGAACGCGCTCAAGCAGAATGTCCGGGACCTTGCGGAGCACGTCGATCGCGCCGCCAGCATTCGTTCCGAGCTCGCGGAGCTGGATAGGATAATCGCCTTCCGGCGCCAGGCCGTCATGGAACTGATGGCCCATCTAACGGCGATGAGCCAGGTCCGCACCGCCCGCGCCAGTGCCGCGCAGGCCGCGGCTGCCGGTGCCGCGAAGCCGGCTGAGCCTGCACCGCCCGACCAAGGAGCGCAATCATGACCGACGCCGCCATCGCCATCACCTCCGAAGACATGGTCGAGGATCCCCGCCTCGCCATCGGCGGGAACGCGCCGCCATCCGACATCGAAATCCTCAGCACCAAGCTCGACGAGGAGAACCTCGACCTGCTGGCGAAGAAGATCGAGTGCGAGGCCGAGATCAAACACATCCCTGATGTGATCGAGGATGAGGCACAGGCCGCGAAGCTGACTGATTGGCTTCGCAAGGCGAAGGGCGTCGTCTCAGCCCTGGACGAGCGCCGCAAGAGCCGCAAGCGCCCCTTCGACGATCTGGCGAAGACGGTGCAGACGTTCTTCCTCAAGCTGATCAATCCACTCGACCAGTCGATCGAAGATCTGAAGCCGCGGCTGACCGCCTACCAGAAGGTGAAGGAGGAGGCTGCCCGGCAGCGGGCGCTCGAGGAGCAGCGGAAGCGCGAGGCGAAGGAGAAGGAACTCCGCGACGAGGCAGATCGCAAAGCCCGCGAAGCCGCCGAAGCCGAGGAGAAGGCGCGGGTTGCGCGCGAGGCCGAGGCCAAGGCAAAGCGCGAGCGGGATGAAGCCGAGGTGCGCGCCAAGGACGAACAGCGCAAGGCCGCCGAGGCCGAGGTCGCCCGCAAGGAAGCCGAGCGCGTCGCCAAAGAGGAAAAACGCAAGGCGGATGAAGCCCGCGAGGAGCGGGAACGCGCCGAGAAGAAGGCCGCCGAGGAGCAGGCGCGCGCGGATGAGCAGCGCAAGAAGGCCGAGGCGGCGCAGGCCGAGGCCGAGGAGAGCGACCGCAAGCGCAAGGCCGCAGAGAAGGCTCAGGCCGAGGCCGAAGAGCGCGAACGGAAAGCCAAGGAGCGGGAGGCCGAAGCCGAGCGCCTCCGTCAAGAAGAGAAGGCCCGCGAAGAGGAGGCCGCCCGCGCGCGCGCCGCCGCTGACGCCGCCCGCGAGACCGCCGGCCTGGCGCAGCAGAGTGCCGACACCGCCGAGACGGCCGTCGATGCCGCCGCGGACTCCGCCAAAGCGCACGGCGTCGTTGCCACGCTCAACGAGAAGGCCGCCGCCCGCGGTCTCAAAGATGCCATCAAGACCGACGGTGAGGCCGATCGCGAGGAGGCCGCCGGCGATCGAGCCGCCCGCCGCTACATGGCGAAGCCGTCGGAGCTCTCCAACGTCCATGGCGAATTCAACTCTCTGGCGGTCAGCCAGCGCGCATGGGTGTTCACGCCGATCGATCGCCAGGCGCTCGATCTCGAAGCCTTGCGCTCGCACCTGCCGATGGATGCTCTCGAACAGGCGGTACGGTCGTTCATTGAAGCCGGCGGGCGCACGCTTCGCGGCACTTTGATCATCGAGGACCGGGAGACGCACATCCGATGAGCGCCAAATCGAAATCGACCGCCCGCTCCGCTTCGACTTATCGCGGTGCCCGCCGCAACGTTGGCCGCGGCAGTCGCGCGGCACAGCTCAAGCGCCACCGCAAGCTGCTCGGGCTGTCTCGCTCCGATTACGACCGCTGGCGCGCCGGCAAGGCGCAGAAGACCGTTTAACCCGCTTCGAAAGGAATCATCCGTGAATCAGCAAGCCACCGCCGAGCGCACGACCCAGGCCCCACCGCAGGAAGCCGCGAGCAAGGGCGCGCTGTCCACGATCGCGCCGCCTCGCCTGCCCTACCCGCTCGCCGCGCAGCAGGATTTCGGCATCGACCAAGCAACTTGGCGCGCGCTCAGCGATGCGATCTTCCCGACGGCGAAGACGCCCGAGGCCATCATGTTGGCGCTGTCCTACTGCCGGTCGCGCAATCTCGACCCCTTCAAGCGCGTCGTACATATCGTGCCTATCTATGACAGCGTTCAGCGCCGAGAGGTCGAGACGGTTTGGCCAGGCATAGCGGACCACCGCATCACGGCGCATCGCACGAAGCAATTCGCCGGCCAGGAGCCGACCGCGTTCGGGCCGGTGGTCAAGCAAACTTTCACCGGCAAGAACCACAAGGGCGAGAACCTCGGCGCCACCGTCAGCTTCCCGGAGTGGGCGCAGATCACCGTGTTCCGGATGCTCGGCGACCAGCGCCATGCCTACCCCGGCCCACGCGTCTACTGGCTGGAGACGTATTCGAAGCGCGGCCGCGCCGACGTACCGAATGACCGCTGGTGCCGCGCGCCGTCGCAGATGCTGGAGAAATGCGCCGAGGCCGCCGCGCTTCGCCGCGCCTTCCCGGAAGAATTTGGGGACCAGCCGGTCGCCGAAGAGGCCGGCATCTATCAGCGCCCCGGCAATGTCATCGAGGCGGTTGCCGAAGACGCGCCGGCGCGACCGGAGCGCAAGGACTTCGAGAAGAAGGAACCGCCCGCGGACGAGGACGCCTTCATCCTGGTGGATGAGGCTGGCGGCGAGATTGATCGCTTCGATACCGCCGATGGCTTCGCTGCAAAACTGGTCGAGCTCGGCCGCGACAAGACGCGCGGCGCCGCCATTCTCGAGAACAACAAGGAGACCGCTCGCGCGGCCTGGGAAGGTATCGAGGACGACGGCGCTGCCGAAGCCCTGGCAGCGCTCTACGCCAAGAAGGAACCGCCGGCCCCGTCCACAACAGGCGCCGGTGAGGCGGCAGGGAACGGAACGCCGCCGCACGCGTCTTCCGCCCCTGCCGCCAGCGATGCGCCCGCCAAGGCCGAGAGCGACCAACCCTCCCAGCCGCAGGGAGAGGGTCTGCGCGCGATCGTCATGCCGATGAAGGACAAGAAGCCCGACGTCAACAAGTACGTTGAGGCGGTCCGCGAGGAACTGTCGATGTGCACGACCGAGGCGGAGGTCGACGCGCTGATGGCGATCGAGGCGGCAAATCTCGACAAGATCGACCGCGGCAAGAACGGGCTGGTGATGCAGGCCGCGCAGCGCAAGGCGGATATCGCCAAGAAGGCGGCGGAGGGTGGCGGGACATGATCGCCCCATGCGGCCACGTCGATTGCAACCAGGACCGCGAGATCAAGATGGTCGTGGTCAAGCCTGGCGTGCCCGACGAAACCGGCCGCCCGCGCGGCGGCGTCTGGTGCGACCCCTGCATCGTGCCGCTGGTCAAAGCGCTCAATGATGCCGGTATTCCGACCGTCGCGTCTTGCTGCGGCCATGGTCACCGATCCGGATTGATCACGCTGGCGGACGGCCGCGAGCTGATCATCGCCCGTGACTTCGATGAGGCGCGGATGATCGGCCGACTGTTTCCGATCGACATCAACGGCGACCAGGCGCCGCGGGATGCTACCTGATGCGTCGCATCTACCCCTTGCGCCGCTCGCAAGCCCCGCCCCGCCCAGGTCCCTGCAAGACCTGCGGCGGCAAGCGCTGGATCATGGTGAAGCGCCAACGGCCGGTGAAGGGGCCGCGGGGCCCGCAACAGACGGATGTTCGCGTGCCATGCCCTGACTGCACGGAGGCGGCATGACACGAACAATGCTTATCCGGTATTCACCCAATGATTAAGACCTACAAATACCGGCTCAAAGACCGTTCTGCCCGCAAGGCGTTGAACGCCCATGCCTACGCCTGCAATCAAGTCTGGAATTGGTGCGTTGCGCATCAGCGCGATGTCGAGGCCCGCTATCGGTCCGGCGCGAAGAAGCGCAAGTGGGCGTCGCACTTCGATCTGGCCAAGCAATGCAAGGGGGTCGGCAAGGATCTCGGCATTCATCAGCAGACGGTGCAGGCCATCTGCGAGCAATTCGTCCGGAGCCGCGACCAGCACAAACGCTGCCCGCGATTCCGGTCAAGCTTCGGCTCCAAACGCGCGCTCGGGTGGGTGCCGTTCCAGCGCCAAAGCCGCCAGATCAACGGCGGCAGCATCACCTATCTCGGCCACCGCTATCGCCTTTTTGGGAGCAAGCGTCGCCCGCTGCCGGAGAACGCCAATGGCGGTTTCTTCGTCGAGGACGCGCTCGGACGCTGGTTCGTGTGCCTCCACGTTGAAGTGGCCGCCGAAGCTCAGGCGAAACCGAACACCGAAGTCGGCGTCGATCTTGGGCTGAAGTCGCTCGCAACTCTGTCCACCGGCGAGGTCATCGAGAACCCGCGTCATCTGTTGCGGCGCGCCCAGGCTCTCGCCACCGCGCAGCGAGCGGGCAACGTTCGGCGCGCCAGGACCATTCACGTGAAGATCGGCAACTCCCGCCGCGACTTCCATCACAAGCTCTCTACCCGTCTCTCCCGCGAATACGCGTTCATCGCGGTGGGAAACGTCAACGCAGCAGCCCTCACGAAAACGAAGATGGCGAAGTCCGTCCTCGACGCCGGGTGGTCGGCTTTCCGCGGCATGCTCCGCTACAAGGCGGCGCAGTTCGTGGAGGTCGATGAGAAGTTCACGACCCAAACCTGTTCTTCGTGCGGCGCGCTGCCGCCGGAGCGGCCGAAAGGTATCGCAGGGCTTGGAATAAGAGCGTGGGAATGCTCCGCCTGTGGCGCCAGCCACGACCGCGACGTGAATGCGGCCCGGAATATTCTCGCGCTTGCGCTCAGTGTCGAGCGTCCTGTTGAGGAAAGCCGGAGTGCCGCATAATGGGCGGCAACCGGATAGGCACGAAGGCGCACCCGCAGAAGGAAGCCGCCGAATGAAAGTGACCTGTCAGAAATGCCGGCTGAGCTTTGACGATGCCCGGCGCACGACGGTGTGCCCGCATGAGAGGATCATGTCGGCAGAAGATTTGGCGCAGAAGGATCTAGCGCTGAATCTCATCGGCAAGGACGTCCGTTTCAATGATGAGCCGGACGGTCCGAAGCATCGCGTCCAAACGGTCGGCTTCACCGGCATGGTTACGCTTCACGACATGGTCGGCGAGTTCGCGCCGCATCTTTTCGTGATTGCTAAGGCGGAGCAAACGACGAATGGCTGAGTACATGACCCTTCTCGGCGCCGAACAGGTTGCCAGCGCGGCGAGCACCATGCGGGGTGCCGCGGCGGACATGCAGCGCGCGGCGGCGAGTATCGATGCATCGCTTGAACAGCATCGCCGCTTCCTCGACGACTGGCTGCAGCGGTTCTCGGATGTGGTCGACAAGATGGCGCCGCAGGTCGCGAGCCCATGACGCGAGCCGAATTCAGTAACTTGCTCCGCATTCTGACCAGCGTCGATATGGATGAGCTGGTCGCGGTCAAGCTGATCGATCATGGCGGCAGGAATTCTGGAACGCGTGCATGGCGGCCGTGATGAGGGGGAGACCGGCGTGACCGAATCATTTCCGCTTCACTGGCCAGAGAACCACCAGCGTACCGCGCCAAACCGCCGGCAGCGCTCCCGATTCAAAACCGGCTTCGGCGTGGCCATCCGCGCGGTCGTCAGCAATCTGCGCCTCCTCGGCGCGCGCAATCAGGTTGTTTCGACGAACGTCCCGCAGCGTCGCGACGGCCTGCCGCTGGCGAGCGCGAAGCGCGTCGATGATCCCGGCGTGGCCGTGTATTTCCGCTACAAGGACCGGCCGATGGTCTTCGCCTGCGACCGGTGGGACCGCGCTGAGGACAACATCTGGGCGATTGCCAAGACCATCGAGGCCATGCGCGGCATCGAACGCTGGGGTTCCGGCGACATGCTCGACACAGCGTTCAGCGGATTTCAGGCATTGCCGCCGCCCGGCGCCGACAACCGCAGACCTTGGCGCCAAGTGCTGCTAGTCGAAGGCCTATCCTGCAGCATCCCCGCCGTCGCGCTAGCTGGCGCCGAGGCGTCCTATCGCACTCTCGCGCGGGAGCGCCACCCGGACAACGGCGGCAACCACCAGCAGATGTCTGAACTCAACGCCGCGATTGCTGAGGCGCGCAAGGAACTCGGTGGAGCGCCATGATGCCGCCCGAATCCATTCAGGCCGGCGCGACATATCAGTTCAACAAAGCAAAGGCGTTTGTCGTCGAGCAGACGGCGGAAACGATCATCTGGCGAGAGGTTTGGAAAGGCAATCTCCGCAAGAACATCATCCGCCTGAGTAAAGAGCTTCGCAGAACGCCGCGCTGGTATTTTGAGAAGCATGCCAGCGACATCCTTTTCGACGCGGGGGAACGGCGGTGACCCGCACCGGCTGGCATCTCTGCCATCTCGCCTACTGGGTTTGGAGATTCACGCCGCTGTGGGATTGGCCCCGCTGGTACTACCGCGCGCACAACTGGCTGCTTTCATGGGCTGGCGTGTACGCCTACAGCGAGAGCCTCGAAGAACACAATGCTGGGTGGGCGGAACGAAACAACTCTCGATTTGGAGAAGGCCGATGCCAAGCCCCGGATTGAAGGCCCCAGAGATGACGCCGCGACGTGTGGCGGAGGAGATTGCGCACTGCGTTCTTTTCCAGATCGGGCCTGATGAGCAAGCTGTGGCCGACGCCATCGAGAAGGCGCTCCACGACCAGATCGAAGCGTGCGCGAAGGTGGCGGACGTGTACGTGATTGGCGAGGGCGCGAGTTGCACGATGGCAGCCGGCGCAATCGTCACGCAAAAGGACATCGCCACGATCATCAGAGCCATGAAGGGGTCGAAGCCGTGAGCGACAAAGCAGTGCCGTGGCCGTCCACAGAGGACCAATTGGCGGAAGCCTACTCGCAGATAAAGGCGCAGCGCGAAGATATCAACCGCTTACTTGCGGCCCAATCCGACACCGCCAAGCTCCGCGATCTGGCGCAGCGGTTGGCGCGCATGTTGGAGGAATCGTCAATCGGGTTCCTTGCTGGCACCTCATCATCCGCGCATGCCTACGCTAAGAGGGCTGACCTTCTGGCCGAAGCGCGCGCGGCTGGCCTTCTCTCTGTTCCACTGGAGGGGAAGTAGATGCCAAAGCAAAAGCCAGTGCCGATGTTTTCGGCCATTGAGGCAGCCCGTCGTGGCATCCAGCGCGTCTATGATCCGAAGTGGGCAAATCCGCTAGACCACATCAAGATCGACATTATTGACGGCAAGATCGGGCCTTGGCTGCATCTTTACGCGCCGTTCAACAAAGAATGCAATGGTCGCGATCCGGTGGACATTCTGATTACGGAAGTCGATCCGAGGGCAGAATGCTTCTACGCATATACCGGCCCGCTGCCTGACTCCGATGAGTACAAGGCTGCTGTCGCGCGCTTCAATGGGGTGCTTAAGCAATGACATCCCCCTCCACCCTCCAGGGCGTCAAGGCGGGCATCGAGGCGGCGGCGAAGAAATACGTTTCGATATGGGTTTGCCAAGGCCCGCCGCGCTGCGATTTGGAGGGCGACGAGGCTGTGACGGCGCAACAAGCCGGGTGCAAGTTCTGCAGGGAAATAAGGATCGATGACGATGGAAGAGAAACCGCAGTTGAGCCGGGAACCTGTTGAGCCTGATTTCTGGAGTTACATCGACGGGCCAGGGCACCCGCCACCTATTGAAGAAGCGCTTGTCAAGATGAAGGCGAACGGCTCGACATGGCATCGCTTAACGCAGGTCGATGGAGGCTTTTGGCTCGCCGGTTGGATGATCCGACCACACGAAGAAGCCCCATTCAATCCGCCAATGACGCGCGCCCTCAACCCCTCGTCTATCGCGGCTGAGGTGAGCCAGAAGGAGAAGACGTGATGGCGATGAAAATGCGAAAAAGCAAAATCTCAAATTTTGTTTCGCAACAAATTCAATGTGAGGCCGACGCTAACTCATTGATCTTGTCGCGCGCGGCCGAAAACGCGAAACCCGCTATGGTAGAATCAACATTGCCGGTCGGGGAAACGGCCGGCAATGCTCTTTGACAATGTGGAGATGAACATGGCGATTTACACACGATGGGGCGTGCGCGTCAACCTGCTGTCTGCCGACCTAATCCCGGTCTGGATCGAACAGCGACGCGGTGAAATCAAGTGGCACTACTCGGAACCGCGCCGCACAAAACAGACTGTCGAAGTTGAGCGGGTCAGTATTTGGCATGTCACGGCTGAATACGCCGAACACTCAAAAGATGGTTCATGCAAGCCGGGGATGAAACTTTGGTACGGCCGTTCGGAGCCGACAAATTCTTTGGTAGCCGATGACGGCATTAGAGAGATCAACAACAAATGCCGCGAGCTGAACCCGGCGCACGCCGCGAAGGAAGACTTTTACGAAGCCGCTTAGTTACTGCCGCGCTCTTAACCGGGCGCGGCTTTTCTTTGGAGAACGTGAAGCAATGATCCCCACCCCAGGACCGGATGCCGCTCTGACGCCGGGGCAGTTGCGAGACTATTTCGCCGGGCAGGCGCTAGCAATCCCCGCGCTTGGCCAGGCCTATCACAACAGGCCGGACCTGCTGGCAGCGAAGGCATACGAGTATGCCGATGCCATGCTGGCCGAACTTTCCGCCCAGCGGGAGCGCGCCACACCCGCAGAGGCGAAACCCGGTGACGTGATCGGTTACGCGAAGATCATCAAGGGCGCACCGCCTCCGCCGTTCAACTTCGATGATGCCCCCACCACCTCCTCTCCATCCACGGGAGACAAGGGGGCGCCTTGGGATGCGATGACGTGGTTTGGTCGTAACTTCGCGTGGCAAGGCAGCTTGGAAGATTACAAGTTCATCGCGAAGGTCGCCCAAGCCGCCCACGCCCAAGGCTACACCGAGGGCAAGAAGGACAAGGACGGGCTGCCGGAGGCGGTTCGCCAAGATATCGCCGCTGCCCTCAATGCCATCGGTCCGGCGGCCAACATCCTTTTCAATATTGCTCAGGGCGTGTCGCTCGACGAGCAGCAGCGGAAAATTTGTGGGGGCGCGCGGCTTGTGCTTGACGCCAGCGCTTATGCTTTGCGCGCCCATCTCGCTGGGGGTGGGGTATGAGCGAATTCAAGCCAATCGAATTCTTCTGCCAATTCGTTCTGCGCCATGCTGGCGTTGTTAATTACGTGACGCTTTCGTTGGAAGCTTACAACCTTGGCCTCCGCCGGGGTGCGGAGATCGCGCGGGCTTATGACGACTGGAGCGGCGTTTGGGGGCAACACGACAATCTCAATGCCGCGCGAGAGGCCGCCGCCGAGATTGCCACTAAGATCGAAGCCGAGATCAAGGAACAGAGCCGATGAGCGACAAATACCGCCAAGAGCGCATTGAGCGGCTGCTTCACGAACTCCGCCACGAGGTAACGCGCGGCATGATGGAAGGCGATCTTGAGCACGAGGAAATGGGGTTTCGCTTCTACGTGCCCATTTCGCGGTCGATCCAGGACGGGATGGTGTTCTGCGAGTTCCGCACCCGCCCCGTTCCTCGCTGGCACATGGCCCCCGCCGGAATGCAGCCAAAACTAAAGATCGTGAAGTCTGAGGGTTAGGGGAGTGCTGTCGTCAATGGGTGACCACGAAAAGCCGATATGCAACTGCGTGCGCTGCGGCAAGCCGATCAGCCATCCGTTCGATCTCTATTTCGTCGCCCATGTTGGCGCGCATCATCACGCCTGCCTGCCGACGCCGTCCGAGATTCTCTATTACGAGCGGGGGCTGACATGGGCAGCGGCGGTCGCCGATCGCATCGCTGCGGAGAACGGCGCCGCGGGTGCGGCCGCGCAGGTCGTCGGCAACGTGGTACGCAAGACGATCGCCGACTTGACCGGCGCGCCTTCTGTTTCTTCCGCGCCGCCCTTGGGCGGTATCCGGACCTGACACGGGCCGTAGCATGACTGCGCGCCGCCACCGCCACCGTTTCGAGCCGGCCACCATGACGTGGGCCGAGGCGGCGGAATACGCATTTCGGCGCAGCGAGTCCTGGTTGCGTGGACATATCCCCGCTATCCCCGATTTCCCCAGGCCCGACGCCGTTTACAACACGTTTTCGAAAGCACAGGTTGACGCGTGGCTCGCGCGCCGCTACGGGCTGGAATGCCCTCCCGGGGAAAAGCGCGACTTCGAGGCCGAGCTGCTGGAGCGCGCGCGTGGGAAAAATCAAGGTCCGATACCTGGTCGAAAAACCGCGTAGGCGCGGCCCGGCCTTTTACTGGCAGCCGACAGAGAAGCTGGTCGCCGCGGGCTTCCTTGTCAGGCGCCTGTCGGACAGCCCCGCTGCGGCCATCAAGGAAGCCGAGGATCTGAACGACGGCCTCGACCGCTGGTACGCCGGCCAACCGGCCGAGGCGCTGGCACCGGAGGGCTCGCTCAAGGCGCTCCGGCGACTTTACGAGAGCCCGGAAAACGAAGCCTTTAACGCGCTTAAGCCGCGCACGCAGCGCGACCATAAATATTATGCGGCTATCGTCGAGGCTTGGGTCGGTGACATCCCGATCGCGGAGATCACGCGCAAATCGGTCAAGACGTGGCTGCGGGAGATGAAGAATAAGCGCGGGGCCAACGTGGCACGGCACTGCGCCGCCACGCTGAGCAAGCTGCTGAGCGTCGCTGAGGATGAAGGCTGGATCGACATCCATCCCGCGCGCAAGCTGCGCATCAAGGCGCCGAAACCAAGGGCGCGGATGTGGACCGACAACGAGCGCGTGACGTTCTGTCGCCAGGCCGAAAAGGAGGGCCGCCGCTCGATCGCGCTGGCGGTCATGCTGGCGTGGTGCACCGGGCAAAGGCCCGGCGACATTCTCACCATGCCACGCTCGGCCGACCGAGGCCGGCACATTGCGCTGACGCAGGCCAAGACGGCAAAGGAGATGCTGATTCCGATCCTGCCCGATCTGCGCCAGGCGATCGACGCCGCGCCCAAGGCCGCGGCCGTCCAGATCGTGGTCAGCGAGGTCACCGGCCGGGCCTATCAGGAAAGCGACTTCCAGCACTGGTTCGCCTGGATCCGGGAACAGGCCGAGCTGCCCAAGGATCTGCATTTCGCGGATCTGCGCCGCACCGTGGCGACCGCGCTCGGCCGGGCCGGCTGCACCGACGACGAGATCCGGGCCATCACCGGCCACAAGACCCGCGGCGTGGTGTCGGTCTACGTCCTGCCCGATGACCGGTTTGCCAAGACGGCAATGGGCAAGCTAAAACGCTCCCGCGCGCGGGACAAAGTTGGACGCATCCAACTGGCGGCCGCCAAGTGAGTTGGACGAAAATATGCTAAGTCCTTGAAATGCCGGATTAGCTCAGCGGTAGAGCAGCGGTTTTGTAATTCGCTGCTACCCCGCGGGAAACCGCCATTCCGTCCAACTTTCCAGCCCATAAAAGCGGCCGAAACCCGCCCGGAGTTGGATGGATTTCCGGGACCGGGCACCGGTGCCGCTGAACCGCCCCACGTCGCCCCGCGCCGGGGGCGCTGGCGCGGGCCATGCGCTGGCCCCTAGTGCCCACCGGTGGCGGCGGCAGCGGCGCCCACGGGGCCGGAAAACGAAAAGGCCACCGGCCCCTTCCGGGATCGGCGGCCTTCGCTTGACCTGAGACGGCGAATTCGGGAAACGACTTTCCTCGGCGCGCGGGCTGCCTATCGACGAATCTTAAGATATGATTCATAGACCGCCGCTGCGGCCTCTGTCGTCTTAAACGGGCTGATGTCCCGATGCACGATGACATAGCCGCCTTGATCGAGCGCTGCAATGGCCCACTCAGCGGCACCGATATCCATCGCCAACGGCGGGGCATATCGGCTCTCAACGATTGGAAATCCAGCGGCCCGATCTTCCTCTTTTCGTAAGGCAGCAAGCGCCCGCGCGATCCGCTGAATCATGTCGGTCACCTGACGCTCCTTAATTATAGCCCGCCGGTGATCGCGCCGGCAGTGAGGTGACCATGCCAGTGTCCCGATGCGCTGGCATCAACCGAGGGCGTCACGCTCAGATCCTCGAACGTCGAGCCGGCGATGATCGACCACTTCGCCTTGGGGCTGCAGAACACCACGGTGTCGCCCTTCTCCGGCCAGCCATCTTCGTCGAGCTCGCCGCCGTTGTTCCCCCAGATGCGGAACTGCTCCTCCCTGGGCAAGGTCGCAAAGAAGCAGGTCAGCCAGACATTCCGGCAGTGCGGGCAACGGAAGATCAGGCCGCAGCGTTCCTCGCCGCGCAGGAGCCATCGGGGATCGAGATCAGCGAGGCGCATGGAACTCCTTAATTATAGGCAGCGGTTGACCAGATCGATGCGCTGGCCGATCCAGCGCATGACCGGCACCGCCATCGAGTTGCCCAGCGCCTTATAGCGCGGCCAGTCCTGCGCCGGCTTGCCGCGATAGGGGATCAGCGTGTAGTCATCGGGGAAGCCCTGCAGGCGCTCGCACTCCCGTGGCGTCAAGCGCCGCACGGCCATCCCGGGCGACAGCACTGCCGGCATGACCCCGGCATTCGCGTGCGACTTGTGGTGCGGTCCGGCGCGCAGCGTTGGCGACATCTCGCCCGCATCGGCGCCGTGGTCCTTGGCCGAGAACACGATGTAGTCGCCGCCCTGATTCCCGCCGACAGGTCCGCCGGCCATCACGGGCTGGGCAACATCAACCTCGCGCGCCTTGTAATCGGTGCCGCTGTTCATGGGCATGATCGAGTAGCACACGGGCCACAGTGGCGTTCCCCGTCCCGTCCCGTCCTCGCTCGCATCGAATCCGTCGGCGCGCGGCGCATGTGTCACGAACGTCTCGCTCTCGAAATCCAGCCGCCCATGCGGTCCCGCATGGGCGTTGCGCGCGGTCGCGACATCAATCGGCCCAGAGCTGTTATTGCCGCCGTCGGCGTCGGCGCGGCCGGCGGGATCGTCCTTGCCGCTCAGTCCGCCATTGCTGGCGACAAGGCTCGCTGCGGTGTCGGCGTCGTTCCGATACCCGCCGTTGCTGCGAGTGCCAGCCGCAAGCGGGTCGGCAATTCCTTCCCCCGCTTCTCGGCGAGGCGCAGGATCCCCGCGCAGGCTTTCGGGCTCAAATAGAACCGCTGCGGCAGGTCGCCAGTCTCCAAGATATCCGACAACGAAGACGCGACGGCGGCGCTGTGGAACTCCGGCGAACTGAGCGTCAAATACCCGGTAGGACCACCCATACCCGAGTTCTGAAACTCCGGCCAGGAAGCACTGGAGGGCGTGTAGCTCTTCGCTTCCGTAGTCGTCTTCAGTTGCCACTTCTTGTCCGTCGAGCTCCATATCCACTGGTGGCGGCGGCGCACATGGATCGGGCGCTTCATGGGATAGGCTTGATAGAACGCCGGGGACATTCTCCCAAACCAACCAGCGGGGCCGAAGGCGTTGAGCAAGGCGAAGGTATTCGAGTGCCAGGTTGCCACGATCATCGGCCAGTCCGCCGCGGAGTCCGGCGATGCTGAACGACTGGCAGGGCGTGCCTCCGACGAGAACATCGATAGCTGCATATTGTCCGGCCTCGATCGTGGTGAAGTCGCCGTGCAGCGGCACGGTCGGGTAGTGGTGCGCCAGCACGGCGCGCGGGAATTTGTCGATCTCGCTGAAGAACGCCGGCCGCCAGCCCAGCGGATGCCAAGCGGCAGTTGCCGCCTCGATGCCGCTGCAGACTGAGCCGTAGATCATCGGTTCCTTACCTTGAAGGTGTTTCGAAGATGACGGCTACCAAGCCGAACGGTGGGCTGCTGTTGTAGACCGCGCCCTCGTTGCCGGGCGCGCCGAAGTTGATGCGCTTGGACAGGAACTCGGTGCGCATGAACCCGCCGGCGCGATCGCGATGCGGCTCGACAAATTGCTGCCACCACTTCTGTTCGGTCCGGTTCGACGGCAGCAGCATGACGATCACCGGACACCCGCGCTCGAATTCCTGGTGAGCCTTGAACATCCACGCCGGCACATTGCTGTACGGAGGATTGCACCAGACGCGCTCAGGCGCCCACGGTTGCCGGAGGCCATTGGCCGCGAGGTCGTAGTGTCGATCGAGCTTTCTATTGGCCTCGTTGGCGGCCACGTCGATCGTGAAATTGAAGCGCGCATGATAGTCGCGGAACAGCCAGTCCGGCGTGATCCGCTGGTCGACCTCGTCATCCGCGCCGCGGGTCTTTACCTGCTGCGGATGGTTCTTCGTTTTGAAGCCGGCCAGCATTGGTTCCTTACCTAGAGGGTTGCTGGCGAGCAGCGTGGCGGGCGTCGCACTCAGGGGTGTGCTGCGGCGCGGCACCCTGCTCGACTGCCTGGTAGCAGCGCCAGCAGCAATGCACGCGGCCGAGGAGCGAGCCATCCTCCAGCCTTTCCCGCTCGCAATCGCAGCACTTCGCCATTGGTCCCTTTTCTATGAGGGTTGAGCGGCGGGCACTGGCACGGTTTTCCGCGCCCGCTTAATAGCCTCGCGCGGCCCGTGCTCTTTGATCGCCGGCACCCAGTAACACACCGAGCGATCATAGATCGCGCCGCAATGTCCCTTGGCGGCCTGCGTCAAAGGCTGGCCGCACCAGGAGCATTCCTTGTTTCGGAGGCAGCTCGGCATATCGTGCCTTTCCTAGAACGGGAACAGCCAGTGCTTCGGAGCCGTGCGGCCGGTGACGCGCTTGAAATCCTCGCGCGCCGGCAGCACCAAGACAACGTAGACCGCCAGCCACACGATCAACGGTGTTGCGAGGAGAATGAGGTAGCCCACGGCGCGCCTTAGTTAGAGGGTGCAGCTGCGCGGATGATATCCGCCAGCGATTCAACGAGCTCCGCGCGGACTTCCTCGTCGATCTCGCGGAAGCCCTGCTTGATAGTGTGGCGATCACCGAGATCGGCCAGGATGCCGCGCGCGGCACGATGCGCCCAATCCTTCGGCGGCGGGGGCGCGGCCTTGTCGCTACCCCACCACAAGTCGGGCGCGTCGTAGGGGAACTCATCCCCGTGCTCGAGCCGATGTTTTGCCATATCGATCATGGGCGCGCCTTTCCTAGATGTTATCCGGCCCAGATCCGTGCAGCGGAACGAGGCGACCGCGCTCAGGATCGTCAACCCTATGCCATTGACCGTTTCGGGCCTCCCAAAGCTGTCCAGTCGATCCGCGCCTTTGCGTTCCATCTCTAAAACGCGATGCACTCGCCCTTGGCGGCCAGTCATTCTTTGCCATGTCTTTCATGGGATCGCGCCTTATCTAGAGATTAAGGGATGCCCGCTGCTGCCAGCTTTTCGGCCGGCGTATCCACGTCATTTGTCTCGATGACGCATAGATAGTGATTAGCACCCCAGAGATTCAACGTGATCTCCTCGCCGACGGCGAGGCAATGCGAGTTGACCGTTTGCTCCGCACCTTCCAGGCGGCGGCCTTCGACCGGCTCGACCTCATTCACGTTGACGCGATAAGGGCCATTGTTCTTGATCGTGACGGAAGTAGTCATCGAAGTGCGCCTTTCCTACAGGTCTGATTCGGGGGTGAAGCCAACCACGCGCTGATGTCCACCGACGAGAACGCGGCCGAGATCGAAATTCGCCGCTGGCGGATGAAACTCGATCCGCTTCACCGTCACGCCGTCAGGCTGATACTCAATTGCCGCGATCCGCGAGCAGACAACGCCCGGGTGCAGCTGGCCGCACCATTGGCAGTTCTGATTTGGGGCTGCACTCGTGCTCATGAATCGCGCCTTTCCTAGAAGCCGTTGAGCTTCGATCGTGAAACGTGGCCATCATTGATCAGCAGGATCAGCCGCTTAACATTGACAACCGAGTTCTGCAGCTCCGCGATCATGCCCTCGGATGGCTTCGGGCGCGGACCACCCTCTGGCGGCAGCTCGGACGCATCCTCGATGCCAAGGGCGGCGACGACGGCACACAAGTCGTCAGCTGCGCGGCACGCCAGCAAGCGCCGACCGCGCCAGTTCTGCAGCAGCTGCTTTTTCTGTTCGAGGTCCATCAGCCGCGCCTTATTTAGAGGGTTTGGGTTTACGGCCGGTCGTCAGCCGCTCCGGCCAACCGGCCGGGCGACCCGATGGTCCGTAGCGGCGGTAGAGCGTCCGTGTCGAGACGCCGATAATGTCAGCCGCCTCCGCATTCGAGGGGATTGTGAGATCGCGCCAGATCTCGCGCTGATCCCGCTTAAGCTTGATCTTGGGGCGCCCGCCCTGCTCGCCAAGCGCCGCGGCGTCCTTGATGCGGGCCTCGCCGGCGATGTTGCTAAAGGCCTCAGCAACCAGCGCCACGCACTTGGAATCAACGATCTGGCCGGACCTGGCGTCCATCACCTGCGCGCCCTTCCTTTCGATGGCGTGTATTGCGCGGTGGAAGTCTGGCCGAGTGGCCGCCAGGCGATGCAGCCCGTCGACGACAACGATATCGCCCTTGCGCAGGCCACGGACGAACGCGGATAGCGCCTCCCCGTTCTGCTCGTAGATAGCCCGACAGCCAGCCGCCTCAAGGGCTTCGCGCTGGTAACGGGCTGGATGACGGGGGCTCTCACGGATATAGCCACGACGCATAGGAATTAAGTGCCATAACTGATTGGGTGGCACAGTGTGACATCGCTATTGACAAGATGCAAGCCGGGAGTATCGTAAGTTGCATGGAAACTCAAATTGCAGCCGGGCCCGCCAAGACCCGCCGCCCGCCCCGGACCTATATGCTCTATACGCGCCAGACCAAGCGCGGTTTGGAATATCAGGTGTTGCACGGCAATAAGGTGGTGGCTCGCTATGTCACCCATGACGAGGCGGCCGCCCACCTCGACCGCATCCTGAAGCCCTAGGAAAGGCCGCGCCGTGGAACAGTGGAACATTCCCAAGAAGATCGAAGATCTGGCGCGTGCCATGTGCGCCGCGGTCGACATCGATCCGGACGCCACGTTTCCCCACGATTGGGACTGGGGGCCCTTCCCTGTGCCGCCGGCTGAAAGGATCAAATCTGGTGGGGCGGCCTCGCTCGGCGGCCTCAAGCACAGCGCCTATTGGGTTCAATTCGCTTGGTCCGCAAAGCAGTGGATTTTTGAACGAACCGGCAAGGTGCCGGAGTAATTACAGGAAAGGCCGCGCCGTGCTCACCAGCTATTCATTCCGATGGTCCAGCCGCAGCGGTGACACGAAGATCGTCGGCGATGCCGTGCCAGAGGACCGGCTGCATGAGGGATGGTTTCAGGTGCTTCGGCTGGCGCTGCTGAGTGGCTGGACGCCGCCCCGGTGGTGGCAATGGTGGCGCTGGAACGACCACCCGCGGTCAGTTGTTCCGCCGGCCGATGTCGTCGCATCCCACAAAGCAACGTTCAAGATCTAGGAAAGGCCGAGAAGGATGAGTTATCACGATTTCACGCCCGAGACGCGCGAGGGCCGCATTGGCAAGGCCATCTACCTTGGCGCGCTCGATGATCGCCGCGGCTTCCGGTATGACCAGCTCGGCATTCACGATGACGAGATTTGGTGTGAGATTTTCCAGAGCATCGGCGAAGAGGCGATCAAAGCCCTCGCCGCAACCGTCTAGTAAAGGCCCACCGCCTGGCCAACGAGGCGGAGTGACAGCGCGCCCAGCGTACCGACCGCTTCAACGGGTGAATCTGGGTAGGGTGTTGACGGCTTAACCTGGCAAGAGCCGTTGCGGACGGCCATGATCCGCGCGCGATGCAGGCTGGCGGGTTGTGGGTGACGGAAAGTCGGAACCCTCGCCATCCGAAACGCAAAAGGGCCACATGTGCAGATAATCGTGCCCTTCCTCGACCTCCGGGTCGATTCGGCGGAGGAGCGCGGCGCCTATCTGGCGGCAATTGATCGCATCCTACAGCATGGAAGAATCCTCAACGGGCCGGAACTTGCGCAGTTCGAGGCGGCGGTCGCGCGCTACTGCGGCACCCCTTATGCTGTCGGTGTCAGCTCAGGCACGGCGGCGTTGTTTCTGGCCCTGCGCAGCCTCGGCATCGGAGCCGGCGACGAAGTGATCTTGCCAGCGCTCTCTTTCGTTGGGTCCGCGAGCGGCGTGGCCCTGACCGGCGCAAAGCCGGTCTTCGTCGATATCGGCGACGACATGTTGATCGACCCGGCGGCGGCCGAGTGCGCGATCACCGCGCGGACTAAGGCGATCATGCCGGTGCATTTCACGGGTGCAATGTGCCGGATGGCGCAGATCGAGGCGATCACGCGCAAACGCGGCCTGGTGCTGATCGAGGATGCCGCCCCCGCCTTCGGCGCTATGCGTGATGGCCGCAAGGCGGGCTCGTTCGGGCCGGTCGGTTGCATCAGCATGAACCCGATGAAGGTGCTCAACGCATTCGGTGAGGCGGGAATCGTGCTGTGCCACGACGCCAAGACGCGCCAGGCGCTGGAGGAATTACGCTATCACGGCATGTTCGACAAGGAGTTCTGCCGGACGGTCACGTTCAACGGCCGCATGGACACGATCCAGGCGGCCGTGCTGCTGCAGCGGTTAAGCCGCATCGAAGACGCGATCGCGCGCCGCCGCGCCGTGGCGAGCGCTTATACCCGCGGGCTGGGCGACATCGTTCAGGTGCCGCCGGAGCCGCCGGGGACGCGCAATGTGTACTACACCTACACAATCCAGACGCCGCAGCGCGATGCGCTCAAGGCCGCGCTCGACGGCCAGGGCATCGAAACTAAGATCTATCATGCGCACCTGATGCCCGAGCATCCCATATATGCCGGTGCGGCGCAGGGGCCATGCCCGATCGGACGCGAGGTGGTGCAGCGCATACTGTGCCTGCCAATCCACGAGAAGTTGACGCAAGCGCAGGTCGACTACGTCATCGCCGCCGTCCGGCGATTCTTCGAGATACGCCGCAGTGCCTGAAGCTTCTTGGTCAAGCCCCGCGCTTCTCGAAGCGCACGATTTTCATCGGGCAGAAATCGCCTGCGGCGGGAAGCGCACAGAAGAATTCGTTCAGGATCGATGTTGACGATGCCTTTTTACCCGCAGGCAGCATCGCCGGCAGTAGGACGCGCGAGCCGAAATAATAGCCGCTCAGGAAGCAGTTCTGATCGACATAGCGACAGCCGATTTGCTCCATGTATTCCTTGGTCCGATCTTCGTGAAAGAACACGTTGTGCCAGGATTCGGGAATCGGCTCGAGTCCGAGTTCGGCGCGCGCGGCATTGAGGTTGTTGAGGCCGGTCCAGAACGATTCCAGCATCACGAAGGTGCCGCCTGATTTGAGCGAAGCCGCGATATTGCGCAGACCCTTTTGCTGCTCCTCCCACGAGACGAGATTTTGAATGCAGCGTTCGCTATAGACGAGATCGTAAATACCCGGCTTGCGATAGGCGAGGATATTGCCCCGATTGAAGCTAACGCGACCGCACCCGCCTGCCGATGAGCGCTGCTTGGCCAGCGCCATCAGATCGGGCGAGAAGTCGATGGCGTCAAGATCGATATTGAACCGGTCGACCATGGCACGAGCGACGAAGCCGTTGCCGCAGCCGACCTCAAGCACTTTCAGACCGTCGCGCAGATAGGGAAATAGCGCGTCCATCTCCAACTTGCGTGTGCGTATGTCCTGGATCGTCGAGGCGCCGGATTCGCCGTGCTTCTTCGCTTCCGCTTCATAAAGCGCGAAGATCTGGTCGGTTGTAAATTTCATTGCCATCGATCGGACCGGTCTCCAGTGAGGGTTCGCCATACCTTCAATAACTCAACCCGCGATAAACAAAAAGCCCGGCACCTTTCGGCACCGGGCCTTTCGCTTGTCGGTGTAGTGCCTGCGGTCAGTCGAGAATACGGCCGATCACTCCAGCGCCGGGAAGATTGGATCCGATGCGCCGGGCCGCTCTTGCTGCGTCCAGCACGATGCGACCGAGTAGTCGCTCGCAATCGGCGCTTAATTCATAATCGGGCTGGCGGGCGGCGCGACGGGCCTGTTGAACGCGGATATAGGCGATCGAGCCTTTCGCCAGCACGCCTTCCGAGCGTGGCGTGAAGGATGGCGCCGGCTCCTTCGGCGCTTCGGGATTGAGTCCGAGGTCGGTGACGACGCCATGCACGCAGGCCTGGGCCGGATCATCTGGGAGAAGCGCGCCGACCTCAACGGCCTTGGTCAGGTTGAAATCCACATTCACCAGATCCGTGCCGATGGCCTCGAGGGGCGCCGGCCGTTCGCCGCCGGTCGATAGGCCGCCAACGATGTCCTGCTTGAGGTCGCCGCTGATCGTGCCGCAGGCGGGCAGCAGGAACAGAGCGCAGAGGATGGGGATATAGCGAAGCAACTTTATCACGACTTGACTCCTTCGGTGGTTGTCGGGGCTGTCGGCGATGGCGGCGATGCCGCTGGCAAGCCCGGGCGCGTCACGCCGAGCGCGGCAAGACCGGCGATGACGAGGATCACGTATTCGCTGGCCTCGACCTTGCCCTCGAGCACGAGATAGAACACCGAGGCCAGCAGCACGCCGGCGGCGGCATATTTGGCAAGCGTTTGCGCAAGCATGATGACTCCTTAATTCGGCCAATGCGGGTCGGCGAAGGGGTCGCAGTAGTAGCCGGTGTTGACCTGATAGGACCGCTCGGCCGCCGCGCGCACGGCGGGGTCCGCGCTCGCGAAGCGCCGGTCGAGGCTGTTGAGATTGCGCGCGTCGCGGCAGCGTTCGGTGAACGGTCCCGCTTCGCAGCCGGCGAGCAGCGCCAACAGGGCGGCGGCCATGACAATCCCTTTCATTCGTCGCCACCCTTCTTTTGATTGCGCGCGCCGAGCACCAAGCGCTCCAGCCGCTCGACGTCGTCTTTCTCGGCATAGGTCTTCTGGATTTCGTTGGCGAGATCGTGGTAGCGCGCCCGCACGAATTCGATTTCTTCGTGCAGCGCGGCGCGGGTCTCCTTAATTTCTCTGTTCACATATTCGACGATCCGCCAGCACGAGACGCCGAGGGCGGCGAGCATTCCCAGGAGCGTCGCGACTTGTTCAAAGGTGAATTGCATGGTCTTCGTTAGAGGCCATTCGGATGCGGCGCGCGTAACCGTTCGATCATGCGATGGAAAAAACGCTGGTTGAATTTGTCCGCAATCGCGCCGAGCAGGCCGAACACCGCGCCGAAGATGAAGATGTAGGTGCCGAGCCAACTGAGTTCGGGGCGGTCGATCCAGATCGCCCCGGCGGCGATGCTGCAATAGCGCTCGATCCCCTTGAGGCAGGCGAGGCCCTGAATGATGGCGATAAACCAGTCGCGAATCATGAGTCCGCCTCCAGCGCCGGCGCAGTCAGTTGATGGCCAGGAACTCGCCCGATGTCAGATAGCCGCGCCACTTGCACGGGCTGGTCCGCTCGATTGAGGGCGTCAGCGTCGGCTTGTCGCGTCTGCCGTCCCAGGTCCAATGCTTGTCGGCCTGGCCGAAACCGGCGCGTACCGGCAGTGATCCGACCACACCGCAGCCGCAGGGGCAGACGAAATTGAGGATGGCGATGCGACCGTCGAGGTCCACAGACCAGCTGACGGCGCCGGCCGGGAGATCCTTGCGCAAGAGGCGATCGGTGTCGTCGCGATCGGCGCCGTTCTTGATGCGCTCGACGAAGGTGATCGGCACGCTCATCGGCAATAGGTCTCGTATGCCGCGCGGAACTCGCTGATGCTGCCGGCCCCGATATGGGTGTTGTAGACTCGTTTCCATATTCGGGCCAACGACTCGATGTCATCGGCGACCGCGGGCAGCGGGTCCGGCGACATCGCGTAGCGCACCCGCGCGATCGCACAGGCAAAAGCAAGATTGGTGACGAGCTGCTCTTCGCGCGTCGGCGCCGTCCCGGTGAGCGCCATCACATGGCTGAAACGCTCGACGTGTTTCGGCTTGTGCAGATATCGGTCGATGATGTCCTTGAGCGTCGCCGGCTCGATCTGCCAAAGGCCGCGCGCCGGCCCACCATCGCGCTGCACCAGCCATTTGAACCCGCCGCTTTCATGGGCGGCTGTCCCCATCAATAAGTTCTCGGCGGCGAGGCTGTAGCGCCACGCTGGATTGAGATATGCCAGCGTCGGCCGGACGATGTGAAGGCGGAGATGGCGGGCGTCGAGGCCCATCATCGTTCTCTGCGCCCGAACACCCAACCTTCGAGGCGCACGACGCGCTCATCGATCTGCCGGTCGGCGCGCTGCAGATGCGGGACCTCGATCTCGACGGTCTTGCGCAGGTCCCGGACTGCATCGCGCACTTCGATGAACGTGCCGCCGGCCCAATAAAGCATCCCGAGGATCAGCGGTGCCAGGAACAGGCTCACCAGCTTGTGCGACCAGTCGACGAAGCTGATCACGCCGCGGCGCGTCACGTGCCCCTGCCCGAGTTGCGCGGAAGGATCGTGAGATCGGTTCCGGTCGCGACTAGACATGACACACCGTTGGCCATCGTGATGAAGGCGGTCCACGTCTCGCCGCCCGGGGATTCGAAAAGTTCAAAAGCGGTGCCGTTCTCGGCGATGCCGATGACGCGCACGCGCTCCTCGAATTTGTTCGCCAGGTGCGCGACCAGCGTGGCGCGCTTCACACACGGAGGCGCGGTTTGTGGGGCAGCATCGGGCGTCTGGCCTTCCGCGTATCGCATCACCAGCAGGCCCAAGGCCGACACCAGGACGAGGAAGGCGACCAGGCGGGTCATGACCCGAGCAACGGGCGGAAGAAACACCGCACCTTGCCATCCCAGATGCAGGCCCAGAACCGATGATCGATCGATGGCTTGGCTTCGGATTCGCTCGCGAGATAAGCCTTGCCGTCATGAGCGAAGCTGTAGGTGTCGCCATTCAGCGTCACGGTCGCCGGGCTGATGGCGTGGCAGTCGCGCTCGTTACAGCAGTACGAGAAGTCCGGATGCTGCCGGATCCAATCGGCGGAACCATGCCCCAGGACCGGAGTTATCCCCAGGCTTGTTGCGAGCGCGAAGAAAATCGATACCTTACGCCGACCCATGGGGCACCTCTCATACAGGTACTCTGTGGTAGTCCTCCCGGCCGTTGTGCAACCAGCGGTCGGGGGGCGCTCTCAAATTATTCTGTCATAATGCGCGCCAAATGCACGGCCTATCTATGTTCGGCTACAATCGCTCGATGACGTTGACGACGCAAACGAATGGCTGCGGATCCATCACCGCCGGAAACTGGATCGGGATGAGCTGCGTCACCGTTCCGACCACGAGCTCAGCCGCCCGATAGGACGACAGCGGGTCGGAAATAATGGCGACGTTCTGCACGATCCCGCACATCCGCTGCATGTCGAAGAACGAGAGGTCGCCGAAGGCCTCGTCCTGGTCGGCCCATTCGAAGCGCAGCTCGGTGTTGCGCGCGCGCCGACGCTCCATGACATGCGTGATGCCGGCGGCACTCGGGATGGCCGAGCCATAATCGACATACCCCAACGGGCGCGGCGGCGAGAAGTTGATTTCCGGGCGCAGCACCGGACCGGCAAGCCAGATGCCGAGGTCGATGGTTGATGCGGCGGGGTCGACGATATCGACGCGGACGAAACGCGCCGACAGATCCTCATCGAGAACTTGATAGAAGCTGCCGCGGTAGCGCTGGTCGGCACCGGCGAGGACGACGCCGCTGTCGTAGATATCGCCGGCAACGCCCGTTGGGTCGGCGCTGGATAGACGCAGGCGAACGGTGGCGGTCACCCCCAGGCTGGTGCCATGGAACACGCTCGCGCCGATGGCGACGGCTGAGCCGAAATCCCCGATGATGAATCCGGAAGAGGCCAGGATGCGGGCGACGTTGGTCGGCTGCGGGTCCTGCAGACGGTCGAGCGTCAGCGTCGAGGGCGTGGTCGACCCTGAAAGAATCGCGGATGCAATGCGGTCGTTATACAGGATGACGCCGGAGCCCAGCTCGGCCGCCGGCGCCGGCGGCGGCACGACGATGATGTCGCCGCCTTCACCGCCGAAGTATGGAGGGCCGAAATACGGGGGGGCGAAATACGTTGCGCCGAACATCAGGCCTCACCCGTAGACATAGAGTTCGATCTGGCCGGCGGGCCGGTTTTCCCGCCAGCCATAGACGACGCCATTGCGGCCGGCAGACAGCCCGTGAAAGGGCCACGTAAATCGAACGGTGTGAGCGAGCTCGATCTGACCGAGATAGGCGCCGGTCACGATCCGGAAGGCGCGCCGCGCCGGCGTATAGAGGTTCGCCAGCCGCTCGACCTCCATCTGCGCGTAGACCGCGTCGGCATAAGCGCTGGTGATGGTGAGCTCGCCGGCCTGGGCATGGCTGAGCGCCACCGACCCAACGAACTCCTGCACGAACCGCCATTCCTCGATCAAGGTGGCGCCGAAATCCTGTGCCACGACGGGCGCGAGATCGGCCGACGGCGCCCAGTTACGCTTCCACCCGACCCGGAAACGCTTCGGCGGCGGGTTGAGCCCAGCCGGGAGTTCGAGGGGCTCCAATGCCTGGATATCGACTTCGTCGAGCGTCGCGTCGGCGACCAGCGTGGGCGCGTCGAGAACCGCGATGCGCAGCAAGCCGGCCCTGGTCTGGGTCGCGAATCCCCCGACGCCGCCAACAAGATATTCGACAAGGGCGCGGACGGTGACGGTTTCGGCGCCGACCCAAAGACCGGTGTTACCAGGACGCAGATACTCAAAGGTGTCGAACGCGACCGTATCGATATCGGCGAGCGTCAGCGTGCCGAGATCCTCGACGAGGCGCCGCACCAGTCGGCTCGGCGATGCCAGATAATAGGGCACGGCGTCGCCTTGGATATCGCACTTGATTTCACCGTTGGGCGTGAAGCCGAGCTGGAAGACTCCCAACGACGGCCAAACCTTATATTCGGCGAGGCCTGGCGCGGCCGCTGTCCGTGTGATCTCGGCGCCCCGCTCGCGCACCGAGGTCACGTCTTGGATGGCCCTGAAATGGACATGAAATGTATAGAGCAGGCCATCGCCGAGATCGACCGGACCCAGCGGCACAGGGGCGACGTTGAAGGATGCCCCCAGCGCGATCGGCTTTGGCTTGCCGGCGTGGTCGGACGTGCCTTCGATGCCGCCGGTGCCGCCATAGATCTCGGCCTGCGCCGGGATGTCGAGGCGGGAGACAATGTCGCGCAGGCGAATCCGGATGAGATCGCCGTCGGGGCGCCAGCCGAGCGAGGTGCCAGCGAATAGCGTCGAGAACGTGGAAACCGCTGGCCAGGTGCCGATATAGGCCCGGGTGCCGTCACCAGCCAGCAGCGTTACCGATCGGCCGTCGATCGCATACTGATCCAGCAGCGGCGTGAGCGCATAATCGCCATTCCATAACGCGATGTCGCCGAAGCCTAACGCGGCGCGGCCGGCGGTGCCGATCAGGGGAACCGATTGCTCGAAGACGGGGCCGTCGACAATGCGGGGATCGAATCCGATGTTTGCCGGCGTATCGGTGGGCTTTGATGTATAGCCATGGGTCGAATAGCGCAGTGTCGCGGTCGTCGTGACGACCGCTGCGGAGTCCGGGAGGACGCCATGGGGAAGCGTACCGTGCGGACCGAAACCGGTCATGTGTCGGTCACCGTTTTCTGTATGGCATCGATCTCGAGAAGGATGATCCAGTCACGGCCGGCCGCACCCTTCACCAGCGGCGGAGCGACCGCGATCTCTGCGTCCTGGTCTGCGGCCGGCAGGACGCCGTGCGGCAACTCTCCGTGTGGCGCGAACCCGCTCACGCGCCGAGGCCAATCGGATAGAGCGCCGGTTTTTGCAGCGCGCGCGGCCATATCTGCCGCAATTCACCGATGTCGCGCGCGCGGTTGATGCGAACGCCGACCGCCCTCATATCGATGGCGGCGACTTTCGATTTTCCAAGCAAGATCTCGTCGATCCGCGCTTTTTCGCTGCCCTCAACGGCGTCCTTCGCGCTTAAGATGTGCTTGGCGTGCACGCGCCGAGCCACCTCCAGATCGATATCGATCGGTCCGCCGTTGTGCGAGCGCCGCCAGGCGTCGCGGAACCATCTGTCCCTGGGCGTTTCGTCGATCAGCTCCGGCGCGGCAGCCCCTTTCGGCGTCGCGTCTTTTTCGATGAGCGCTTCGTAGAACTCAGCGTCGGTCATCCCGCCATTGATAGCCGCCTCAATCCACAGGCGAGCAAATTGCGGCCGGCGGCCATTGCGAATCATATTGTCTGTGGCGCGCTGCCGCATCCACGGCTTGATCAGACCGCCGCCATGTGTCAACGCCTTCATGCACTCAAGGCTGGGCGTGTAAATGGCGACCGACCTGTCCGGCATGGTGCAGAGGATGGGCCTAATCATTGATCGCCGAACGCTCCCACCATCATGAAATTGGTATCGGCCCCGGCGAATGTGCTCAAAACAATGCAATAGAGGCGCGTCGTGCCGGCCGCCAAGGAGGTATTGCCGATTATCGTTGTAATTGTCGACGCGGCCGCTCCGCCTGGATCGAGCACAGCATTGGCAAAAGCCGCATATTCCGCCGATGCGAAATCCTGGGCCCAATTCACCTCCATCAGCCCCGCCGACAAATCGCCCACGCTCGATACGTTGTAGGCCGCTTGGAACGTGCCGTTATAGTTGAGTTTCGCCCAGCCCTTGCACATCGACGAGTGATGCGGCGGCGTCGGCGCGCCGACCATCTGAACGTTGTTTCCAGTGCCCTTGCGGAACCGGATTGTGTCGGCGGCAACGGCCTTTAAATTCACGCCGCCGAATAGAAGCAGCCCGGCGCTATTCGTCAGCGTCGGCGCCCCGGAAAAATACAATTCGAATTCGCGCCCAGGCCGTGCCGCGGCGCCGAAGGTCATGCCGGCGATCCCCGTGGCGCCGGTGACCACGAAGAAATCGCCGACATCCGGGATCGCGATGGAGGAGGCCGCTGTGATGTCGATGCCGCGCAGCCCGCGATGCGTGTCGCCGATGCCCGGCATCAGGCGCCAAGCGCTGCCGTCATTCGTGAGAAGCGCCACGGCGCCGGGAGGCACCGACAAAGTCGGCCCGCTCAGCGTGATCGAACCCGTCCCCTGGTTATCGATGAGGACCCTGAAGCCGTTGCCGAGAGTCGCCGCCGAGGGCACGGTCCAGGTATGGCCTGACCCGCTGTAGACGAGCCGTGCACCGATATGCTTGATGGCGATTGTGAGAGCACCGGCAACCGCCAGCGATGGCTCGCACCCGGCCTCCGGATCTAAGAAGATGTCGCGGTTGCCGGCCGCCCAGTTGATCTTGCCGCCGGTGGAGCTCTCAAGAATTGTGTCGCGCGAGATCGTCGACGGCGATCCCACGGTGAAGACGCCGACGCCGCGCTCGAACTGCGTCAGGTCGGTGACGAAATACCGGACAACCGCCCCCGTCGGCATGTCGGTATCCCAAGACCGATACAACGCGCCGGCGGCGACCAGCTCATATGTGCTGAGCCCTGGAGTCGAGGTCAGGGCTTTGACGCGCGACAGATTGAGCATGTTAGATCTGTGCCCCTATGGATGGCGTGTCGTTGCCGCGGCGGACCTCGGCGCGGAGCTGCCGGACTTCCTCAATCAGCGCCGTGAAATATTTCTCGGTCGACGCGCGACCCATTGCGCCGCTCTCCGCGATGATCTTCACGATCGGATCGCTGCTCTGGGCGGCGCCCAGAATCTCTTGCGTCTTGCTGAGGACCGATTCGTAGATCTTCGCGAACGGATCGGTCGTCGCGAAATAGTCGCGGCCGAGATCGATCAGGTTGCGGCCGGCTTGGCCCAGCCCGGACAGGGCGCCGGCATCGCCGCTTTGCGATTTGGCAAAAAGCTCATCGAATTGGCGCTGCGCTTCGTCGAGCTGCGATTGCGGCGACAAGGCCGAACCAGCCCCGATTTTCAAGCTGTCGACCAGGGCTGACAGGCCGCCGTAACGGGAATCGAGCTCCTGCCCGATCAGGGCGTCGAACTGCTCGGTCTGCATCTTTTGAACGACGGAGAGATCGAGGCCCAGGCGCTGCGCGCGCGAGCTCATATCTCCGAACTGATCGTTGAGCGCCTCGAAATTCTTGGTGAGCTCGCGCGCGGCGACCGACCCAGCCGACAGCAATTGCGCGAGATCGATGTCCTTGGCGAATTCATTGAGGTCGGTCGATGTCGACGTGAGTGCGACTTGCTTGGCGCTCGGCGACAGGCCGCTGACGGCCCCGATATTGACCAATTGCTTGAAGACCGCGAGCGTCAATTGCTCGGGCGAGCCGGGCATGAACGGCGCAACCTGATTGGTGTCCGTGTTCCAGCCGGATCCGCCGAAGGCGCGGGCCGCGAGCGAAAACCCGCCGGCCTCTTTCCCGGTCGCCGCCAGTAGATGGAGATCGCCGACCAGGCGGCCGCCACCGGCCTCGCTCAAGCTTTGCAGCGCGTTCGCGATCGACTGCACGCTCCCGGTCACGCCCTCGAGCGGCATGTCGTCGAGCTGCGTGGTCTGCGTCATGTTGAACTTGCCGCGCGTGAGCACGCCGCCGGCGCTGGCGTAGGGTTTCGGCACGTCGCCCTCTGCAAATGCAAAGAGCCCACCCGGGCTGAGATAGCGAAGCGGGTTGTCCTCTCCCAGGTGGTCGGCGAGGAACGTGCCCATCGGGTCGATGACGTTGCCAAACGAGCGGACCGGGTTCTGCATCCACTCGTCGATCGACGGCAGCAGGAAGGTATTGAGCCCGCCCATTACCGACTTCGGGTCTTTGCCGGTCGTGAATTTCTTCGCCGTGCTCGCGGCGAGTGCGATCCAGCCCCAGACCGGGATGGCCGCCATGGCGCCGCTAAGGCCGGCGCTGAGGCCCCCAGAGGCACCGCCGGCAAGGGAGGTAGCCCCGCCGCCGGCTAAGAGGCCGCCTGGGCCAATAGCGGAGGATGTGGCAGCCGCCGCGGTCGATGGCCCCGCAGCGCTGCCGAAGAGGCCCCCGAAGATGTCGCCGATACCGCCGAACGTGCTGCCGCCGGTCCCGCCGCCGCCGGAGAACATCGACAGCGGGTTGAAGCCGCCGCCGCTGATGCCCGACGTCGACCCCCCGCTGAGCATGCTGGTGACGTTGCCCAGCGTCGGGTTGTTCTGGCCGAACAGGTTGTTTTTCAGCGGGTTGAGGATCGCGAGCTTGAGCATCTCCTGCAGAAGCTCGGACATCACCCCTTTCGCGATCGAGCCGAAGTTGATCGCCGCGTCCTTGCCCTGGACGAAGGCCTCGGTGATGGCTGACCCGATGCGGTCGAAGGCGCGATCGGCGAAGTTGGCGAGCTCGTTGAACGTGGCCTGCTGCCGCTCCAGTGCCCGCTGCTGCCCGTCGTTGATCGCCTTGATGCGCTCGCTCTGCCGGACCAGCTCGTCGGCGTAGCGCTTGGCCTCTTCGGGGTCGAGGCCCTTGCGCTCGGCCTCGAGGATCGCCCGGCGGCGGATCAGCTCGTTCGTGTTTAACTCGAATGCGCCGGTCAGCTGGTTATAGACGATGGTCGTTTTTTCGGCGGCGGTTGCGAGCTGCTCGTTGTCCTTGATCTGGTCGTCGAGGCCCTGCTTGAAGGAATCGCGCGAGGCGTTGAAGGACTCCGTGCGCTTGCGGTCAGCCTCTTCCTGGCGATCGAAGGCGTCGACGTATTTGTCGATGATCGCGATGTCTTGCTTGCGCGCGGCCGTTACGAGCTCATAGGAGCGCGCCAGCTCGGCATTGTCACGCGTCAGGTTGTAAACGGACTTGCGTTCGTCATCACTGGCGTCCTTGCCGAGCTTGCGGACGGCAACCAACGCGGCGTAATGATCGGTCACGCGCTGGATTGCGACGTCGCCCTTGTCGAGCGCGTCGGTCAGCTCACGAAGCTTCGAACCTTCATCGTTGAGCTCGGCGATCGCCTTTGCGGCCACCGTCAACATTTGCCCTGTGCCGGCCCCGCTGCCGCCGCCAGGACCGCCGGCGCCAAAGCCGAGTTCGGGCGAGCCGCCGCCGCCTCCTAGATTGCCGGGACCGCCGGGCTGGCGGGCGATCTGCAATGCTTGGAAAGCGACAGTGAATTCCTTCTGCTTGGCCGCGAGCTGGCCGCCGAGCAACGCGAACATCCCGCCGCCGGCGCCGGCCGCCTGTGCGTCGAGATAGGTTGCGGTCAATTTCTCCATTTCAACGCGCAGACGTTCGACGCGCGCTGCGGCTTCCTCGATTTCCTTGTCGGGGAACAGATCGGTAATCGTCATGCCAAGACCAACACCAGCGCCGGCAGCGGCACCCAGAGGCCCAGCCAGAAATCCGCCGGCCGCCGCGCCGCCAAGGACTGCTGCGAGGGCTTTGTATTTTGGGTCCTGTAGCTTGGTCAGCAGGCTGTCGAGTGTCTCGCCGAACCAGATCGTCATGCGCATGCCGACAACGGCAAGCCGGTCGGCCATTTTGTCGAAGCGATCGATGAGCTCGCGCGACGCGACATCGCCGGCCTTGATCGCCTCTTCCCGCCAGCGCTCCAGGCCTTCGCGACCATCCTTCAGCATCGGGATCAGGCGCTGGCCGCTCTTGCCGAAAATGTCGTAGGCAATAGCGCCGCGCTCCGCTTCTGTGCTCGCGGCTTTGATGCGCTCGGCGATGTCGCCTAACACTTCATCCGTCGTGCGGACATTGCCGGCAAAATCCAGGATGCCGACACCGGCGCGGCGGAATGTGATGATTGCCGCGTCCTCGCCGCGCGCCGCATCGCCGATGGTACGCGTCAACCGGGAGATGCCGCCCTGTAGCTGCTCGGCGCTGACCCCCGATTGCGCCGCGGCGAATTGATAGGCCTGCAACTGATCGGTCGTGAGCCCGACCTGGTCCGCCAATTCTCCCAGCCCGCCGATCGTGTTGATCGTGTTGCGGGCGAAGGCGATCAGTGCGACTGCAGATATCGCGACGCCAAAGCCGCCCAGCAGCGTATTGACCCTACCTAGAACGCCACTGAATCCGCTAAAGGCCGAGACGTTGTCGTTGGCCGCAGTCGTGAGCGCCTTCGATCGTTCGGCGGCACGCTGGTAGGCAGATTCGACGCGCCGCACGTTCTCCGTATAGCGCCCGACCAGAATATCGCCCTCGCGATAGGCGCGATTCAGGAGCGCCATATCCCGCGTGCGCTGCTGCTCCGCGCGAATGAGCGGCTCAAGCCGCCGCTCAAGGCCTGAGACCTGATCCGCCGCGCTCTTGTGTGCTTTGCCAAGACGCTCGGTCGATGTCTCGACCTTGCCCGCAGAATCGACTAGACGCTGCCCGGCGCGCGCGGCCTCATCCATCGACCGCTGATAGCCAAGGCTATCGCCGTCCAGGACGTGAATTGCGCGTTCGACGGCGTCAGCCATTAGCGTCCCCTTTCTCGCCCACGCGGTGCGCGCGCGGGCTTGCCTTTGGCCGGCGGTTTCTCTGGCTCATCGCTGGCCGGAGCCGACGCTTTTTCGCCGCCACCACTCATCGCCTCCATCCAGCGCTGCCCCAGCAGGATGAGCGCGCGGACTTCCGCAGGCTTGACTTCGATGTCGAGGTTTTGCCGCCAGGCCAGCAGGTCGAGATGCGTCGCCGGCGACGGCCCCAGAGCGTTTCGGCTGCGGCCAGCATGCATCTCGCAGAACCAGGCCCAGAGATAGGCGATCTCGTCAGGCAGCGGCGGGCCATCGAGACCTTTGGGTCGTTTACCGGAATTGAATTCCCGCTGCTCCAGATGCCAGCGCATGCTCTTGCCGCTGTCATCTGGAACGTCGAGGCGGAACTGATGCCCGGCGAAGCCTAAGAGGTCTTCGACGAGCTCCCGGAAAAATTTGCGCGTTCGCCCGCGTGCGCCCACGCCTGGTCCCGGATCCAGGCCGTCTTGCCCGAGCTGTAGAGGCGATAGGCGTCCTGCGCGGTCAGCGGGACATCGATCACGCTGCCGTCCTTCGGGTTGACGAGATGCCAGCCCTTGGTCAGCGCCGCGAGCAAGCTGTTGTTCTCGTCTTCCAGCTCTTCGATCTTGGTCTTGCCGCGGCGGCTCATGCGGCGGTTGCCGTTCGCCCGCTCATGTCGCCTTGCAACATCGCTGTCGGTCGACAGCAGATCGATATAGGCCTCTTTGCCTTCCAGATCGAGGATGGGCTTGTTGTCGGCAGGGTTGAGGAGGATGAGGCGCGACGGTTCTTCAACGTCGAGCCCGAGGGCGTCGAACTTGTCCATGATTCACCTTTGGCGGAAGGGTTGGGGGTCGGCCCGCCGCCAGCAGCCCGACCCCCGGTTGCAACCACCGCCACGCAAGCGCGGCGGCTCGTTTCCGCGCTGGCGGCGCGGATTAGGGCTATTTCTCGGAATCTGAAATTCGAAGTGCCGTCGATTCCACCCCAGGCAGCGCGCCGAAATATCGCGCGGCATCGTAGGAGCAGCGAATCAACTTGCCGCCCGACGGATCGTCCTGCATTTCGTTGGTGTTGATCTTCACGCGTGGCAGATGGAAGCTCATCGCCGGCGATGCGGCGGCGGAACTCGTCTTGTAGAGCGCGTTGATGTCGAACTCGCTTTCAAGATCGAGGGCGTCGAGGAAATCGCCATCCTCGAGGAACACCGAGAACTGCCCGGTGATCGCGGCATCGGAGAGAAAGATTTCCGGGACGAGATTGGTGCCGATGACCGGCGGGCCCTGCGGATTGAGCGTGAGGTTGATCGAAAGGTCCGTGACGACGCCGCGGACCTCGCCATTGAGCCGCAGGACGCCGTCGACCGCGGCGCAGAGATCGGTCGTCGTCTCCGCCGTTGGCGCCGTGAAGAACGGCGCATTCGTATTGACCAGCGTCGTGCGATTGCGGCCCAGCACCGGGAAGGCGACAGTGATGTTGTTGTTGGGCGTCACGGCCAGATTGAAGCCGCCGATGCGGCATTCGGTGAACAATGTAGCGAGGTCGATATCGGGGTTGTTGGCCTCGAAGGCGTAGAGGCGGCTGACATGGGCCGAGGAGGGAATGAAGAGGCTGCGGCCGGCGGTGGCAACCGTGAAGCTGGTATCGCCGGTCTGCGTATCGGGTGCGGGGTAGACATTGACGACGCGATTGCTCGCGCCGCTGAACCCGAGAATCAGGAAGTTCTTCGAGTTGTTGTCGGTGTCCAGCATGCCGGTGAATCGGATGATGTCGCCGACACGGAACCCGAGCGCGACCGGATCGCCGCCAGTGAAGGTGAAGGTCGCCGCCACATTGCTCGCCGAGACGGAGGTCAGCGACGATTGGCTGTGCGAGATCGCCGCTGTTGACCAGGTGCCGCGCAGCGCCGCCTCGAACAGCGACTCATAGGTGAGTGGGCTCAGCAGACCGTTGATGGTGCCGGGCGCGCGCTTGGTGCCGTGCCGGCCCATCGGGCGCTGACGATCGGTGCGCTTCTCGGTCGAGGCATAAGCGTCCTTCGCCAGCGTGATGTTGTGGCTGACGTGGCGCAGGACCTGGCCGCCAGAGGCTCCAGGCGACACCGATGCGACGGGCTCGCTGCCGGCGGTGATGACGCCCGAGGAATATTTTTTGAACGACAGCCTTTCGGCAAAACTCTCGGCCAAGCTCATGATATGTCTCCATAAACAAGAGCGCGCGCGTCGCCGCGGCGCTCAGGTTGGGCTCAGGTTGTGGATTGCCGCTTTGCGCGCGGCAGCGCGACTTGCCCAAGGTCGACTTTGAAAACTCCCGCGCGGGCCTCACGCGGGCGATGGATCAGGCGCGGCGGTGGAACTTGAGGTCGATCATGAGAAAAGTTATCCGGTACAGACCTTCCTCATCCTTCTCGCCGTCGGATGAGATAGTCGCCGCCATGCAGGTCACGCCATCGAATATCTGGCCGCGGAAGACGGCGGCGATTGATTCTGCATACGTCATGCCCGCCGCGGCGCCACCGATCACGTCGGTCATCACGGCCGCCTCGATATAACCCTCGTTGAGCCAGTCGTTGTTGGTGGCACCGCCGCCATGGGCCAGGAAGGATTCGGGATCGACGACGAAGCGCATGAAGGCCCATGGCGTCGGCGGCGTCGGCACCGCGGCGAGGTTATTGTCGCCATCCCACAGGACCGTGATGGTGCTGAAGTTCGCCGTCAGCCGTGCGCGTATTGATGCCAGGGCTTCGACCGTCGTGACGCTCACCGGAAGGCCTCAAAGAAGATCGCCGGCGCCTGGATTTTCTCGCCGATATGCTGCTGGCGTTTGCGGAGAACGCCGCCGCCGCGCTTGCCGGCCGCCTTGCCGGTCCGGTAGTGGCTGGAGAGTTGCTGGCGACGAATGCCGGAACTGCCCAAGGTCACATAACCGAACGAAATTTTTGCGATATTTCCGTAGCGCTTGCCGATGATGTTCTTGGCGACGCGCTCATAGATGCGGTTCGGAACCTGGATGACGAAGGCGCGGCCGGCGGCGGTCTTGCCGATCTCGATACGTCTGGCGTACGGCACGGTGTTTGAGATCATTATTTCTGACCCAGGCGGCAACGGATTCGGCAGCGTCGCTACCGGCGCGCCGTTGATAAAAATCTGATGCCCATCGCGATAAGCGCCGGAACGGACCGGGCTCGCTGCGCGCAACGCGCCTAGAGTCACCAGAATGATTTCACCCAAATATTGGAAGTCGCTGATGATCGGACCCGGCAGGACGACGCTCTGCAGGTTCGAGTTGCCCTTCTGGTTCGCATACATGTCGACGCCCGGTTTAACGCCGGCGCGGGCCTGCTGCTCGTTGACGATCCGCGCGGTATTTTCGCGTGCGAACCGAACAAGGAATTCCTTGGCGCGCGCCTTGTCGCGCGTGGGCCACGTCACAGTGACCGTCTGCTTCAGGGCATCGAGGGATGTGCGGGTCATAGATTTGCCCTCAACGCCGGGTTGTTGCTATGACTACGCTGAAGGAGACCCGCCATGGACCCGCTCGCCGTCGCAATTCTCATCGCCATCATCGCCTGCTATTTCCTGCCGGCGTTCATCGCGGCGCAGCGCGGGCATCCGGAGCGACCGGCGATCACCTGGCTGAACATCCTGCTTGGCTGGACCGGGGCGGGCTGGGTGGCGGCGCTACTGTGGTCGTGCTCGACGCCGATCAGGCGCTAGCCGCGACACTGCAAGATGTAGAGCCCAACCTCTTCGCGGAAATTCCGGGTCTCGCAGATATGTACTATGAGCGGCTTGCCGTCGCGCAGAATTCTATCGTTTTGCTGTGGCGGTGCCGGCCAACCAGCCGCGACAATTTCGCGCGTTGAGATGATGACTTCGCTGTCGCCCTGTTTAATGCTCGTTCCGTCGATTTGGTCCGGCGCATAACCCCTGATGCTGGCCTTCAGCGAGACGTCCGTATTGGTCTGCGACGTCGTGCCGGTGATGCGCCGCAGCGTGACCGTCTCGCCGGCGCGCTCGACCAGGGCGCGGATGCGGGCAACGCTCACGCGATGACCTCGACGTAGCCGAGTTCCTCGAGCTGGCGCGCGACATCGGCTGGCAGACCTCGCACGGACTCCCCGCTCTGGACCCAATAATCGACCGAGTAGACTCCTGGAGTCGATTCTGATTTCACAAGCGGATCGCGCTCAAGCGCAAACCATTTTCCCTTGATCAGATCGATGCACGCTCGCTCGAGATCCGATGGCAAATTTGTGAGCATGATCCAACCGGCAACGTAGGTTACAACCGTTTTCCCCCAGGCCCAGCCGATCGGCCTCTCCTCGGAATCGATGCGCTGTATCCAGCCGTTGGCAGCGATGATCTCGTAGTCGGCTGCCGTCAGCGAGACATCGTCCTCGACGATCGACGTCACCGATACGATCGGCCTGCGGGATAGTTGGAGGACCGAATCGCCGCAATCCGTGCGGAAGGTATCGGCCAGCGTTTCCTGCGCGAACTCTCGCTTGCAGAACGAGACGATCGCGGCCGAGGCCTGCTGGATCAGCGCCGAGAGCTTGGCATCGGAAGCGGCGTCTGTGATGCCGAGCTCGGTCTTAACCGTCGCCAGAAGCGTCATGTCCTTTGACGCAGCCGGCACGGTGACGATGCTTTTGTACGGCAACAGCGCCATTGTCTACCTCGGAATTGCCGGTGTTCCCGCTGCGCGGGCCACGGCGGCTGCGGCGGCAATTCGTGCTGCAGCGACGCCGACAGAGCCGCCGCCGGCTGTCACCGCGCCGCCGGTACGCGCCACGGCAGGATTCTCGGGGACGAAGGCCCCGTCATCCGGTCCGTCGCCGAAGAAGCGGTCGCCAAAGAATGAGGCCGCGAAGTACCGGTGACCGAACATTTACGGCGTGCGGGTGACCGACGTGCGGTTGCCGTCGGCATCGGTGACGGCCGAAACAACGTTGCCGCTGTCAGCGGGGTTGCGGAAGACCGGCAGCCCGGTCTCCATGCCGGAGACCTTGCTGATCAGCACCGACGAGAACATGCCGATCATCTGATCGAACGTGTAGCTGCCATATGCCGCCGAGAACGCGCGGGCGAAGACCGCCGTGACGATCTCGGTTGCCGCATCTGCCGCCAATTCCGAGGCGCCGATCGCGTCGGCCGCAATCTTGGCCGCCGTGATGGCGTCGGTTGCAATCGCGGCGGCATCGATGGCGCCGGCGGCGAACTTCGCCGCGGTGATGGCACCAGTGGCAATCGCGCCCGCATCGATCGCATTGTCCGCGATCGCGGCGGCGTCAATCGCCCCCGCCGCGAACTTCGCCGCGGTGATGGCACCAGTGGCGATGTTGGTGGCGGCGATGGCGTTGGCCGCAATGGCGGTATTGTCGATGGCACCAGCGGCAAACTTGGCATTCGTGATCGCGCCGGTCGCAATCTTGGCCGCGGCGATCGCGTTCGAAGCGATGGCGTTGGCATCGATCGCGCTGGCCTGGAAACTCGCCGCCGCGATGGCGCTGGCCGCCAAGCGCTTGGGGGCCGAGATGATGCTGATGGAGTCGCCCACGGCCATTGTGAAGATCGCGGGATCGAACGCGAGCGTGACGGTCTTGGTCGAGCCGGTATAGGCGCTGACCCAGCCGACCGCCTTCTGCACCGCCGTCACCGAATCCGTGACGACCGCGATCGCATCGACATAGGCGTTATTGTCGGCGCTGCCCGCCGTCAGTGTGAACGATGTCTGGCTGGCGAGGGTGGCGATCGTCGTCGACACCAGGATCGACGGATCTTCGCCGCCGACCGCGGCGTTGTTGATCGCCTCGCCGATCGAGCCGGCCGCGTTGTAGCTGGCGGCGACGGCATCGAGCACGGCCGAGGCGACGTCGGCGCTGGCGAGGCCGGCCAGGCCGGGATCCGTGCGGACGACATAGATATCGCCAGCGGTGGGCGTGAACGTGAGCGCGGTCCCGCCGTTCAGCGTGACGCGATCATTGGCGTTGTCCGCGGCCGTGATGATGCCGACGCCGCGCACCGTGATGCCGGTCGAGAACATGACCAGCAACTGGCCGACGAGTTCGTCCGTGGCGCCAATGCCGGCGGCGGCGAGATTGACGGTACCGACGGCCGGGTTGGCGCCGGTCTGCGCCGGCAGCGTGCTGGCGCGATGAACCATCGACGAGAGGCCGCCGGCGGCGTTGAAGGCGGCATCCGGGAGGCGGCGTTTGATCTCGGCGAGGATGCCGGAGGCCCGCTCGATCGAGAACGACGCCAGATGCGCGTTGACGGTCTGACCGTCGATGGTCGCAGCGGTCAGCACGACATGATATTCGCTACCGGCAGAATAGAAGCCGGAATCGGTGTTGTCGGAGAGGCTGATGCGGAGATGGTGAACGCCCGTGTTGGCGTCGAAATCCTCGGTATCGGTGATGCCGGCCGCCGAGGAGCGCTCGGTGACGGAGTTGTTCTTGTAGATTTTGATGGTGCCGTCCGTGGCGCGCGTGATGCTCGCGCCATTGGCCCCGTTGGAATTCCACATCAGGTCGACGGTGGCACCGACTGGGAAATCGCCGAGATGATTCATGCCGCGAGCCCTCGTAACTTGCCGGCCCCGATGAGGCCCGCGTTAATCTTGGCGCCGACGTCGGTGCCGCCACCGCCGGCGATCTGCTCGTGCGCGCCGATGTCGCGGCTGGTATCGCGGGTCTGGCCGAGAATGTCGGTCGTCGGCGTGCCGGACGACGTGCCGTTGGCAAGCAATCCACCCGCGGCCTTGGCGCGGAAATCCTCTGTCCCACCCGAGATGTTCTCGAATTGCGCGGCGTAGCTGAGCGCGTTCTGGTTGGCAGAGCCGAAGCCCAAAGTCAGATCAGATGCGTTGTTCGACCCCGTAAATGTTCCGAAATCGGAGTCGAAGAAGCCAAAGACAGCCGTGTTAAGGACGTTGACGGTCCCGACGTACTGCTCGATGCCGCGCCGAGCAGTCGCCGCAGCTATGCGAACTATGCTGCAGCTGACGATCGATCCGTCGCCGTCGAAGAACACGGCGTCGCCAGCACCATCTGTCGACCGATCAATGATTAGGCTGTTTTGCAGCGTCGTGCCTCTGAGTTTCAGAAGCTGCTGAGTTCCGGTGAGGGTATGGCCATCGAAGATGCATGAGTCGAATACAACGGGCGCTGCGTCCGTTCTGTTAACCATGTAACCGTAACCGGCCGCCATCTCGAACTGCCAATGGCGGAATGTCATCGGGTTTGACCCGACGGTGATCATGTCAACGTTGCCGCTATTCGACCACGCGGTCCCATTGGCTTCGTTATAGCGCAGCGCGTTGGTGAGCTTATTGGCGTGGTCGCGGAAACTGTCGCCAGTTTCGGTTTCAAGGACGATCGAGAAAGCACCGACTGTCTTGCCGGAAAAGTCCGTCGCTGCCGAAGTCACAATCTCGGCGGTGTTGGTGCCGCGGCCAATTTCAGCCTCCAGCAAGGTGGCGGGGATATCCGCCCACCACAGCGCCGGGGTCGTATACGCCTCACCGGAGCCGATCAGATCTGTGCTCATCCGATCATTCTCCGATTGCCAACCAGCCGCTTGACGCTGGCCAACGAAGTGATGATGGGCAGTGTCGCTTGAATGATTTCGACGCGATCAATGCGTCGTCCAAATCGTTGCGCCGTGATTTTGACGAGGCGCGGCAGGTCAACGTTCCAGCGTCGCTGATGCCGTCCGACGCCTGGCTCGTAAGGCTCGCGCTCGAGAAGGAAAAGGTAGGGCGCGACGCCGACCGAATCATCGTCGACAATGCGAAACCGCGGGTTGTTGACAACCTTCGTTCCGGGAAATGTTCCGCTCTTGAAAACTTCAACGCAGTCGCCTGGAAACATGACCTCGTAATCGAACCGAGGATCGGCGTGCCTGTCGGTTTCCGAGATGAAGATAAGTCGCGCCACGTCAGACCCGGCAGGGCTTCGGGTTGCCGGTCCACGCCTTCGGGTCCGCGCGATAGAGATCCGGGCCTGTTCCGCCAGGCCCGAAGCGCGAGAAGCCGCAGAGCCATTTGCCTTCGACTGCGTTGAGCGCGCCGGCGATTTCTTCGGCGCGCGCACGAACTAGATCGGCGGTCCATACAGTGAAATACGGGACCGAGATTCGGTGAAGGACGCCGGCTTGCAGCGCGGGAAAACCCGGCGTCGAAACTCCATCGTGAAGAAAGCCGAATAGATCGGCATCAAGCCATGTCGGGCCGGTCGTCAAGATGGCATCGACGCGGACGGGCGTGATCGGCGAGAGCGGAATTACCGTGTGAGCAAGGTCGTGGAGGTGCTCCGGAGTCCCGTCGCCGCGCCCATCGGTCGAGTTCAGATAGAAGTGGAACTCCCCGGAATTGAACTCGGCCGCCAGTTTCCGCATTGAGCGCCCCCGCAAAGATGTAATGATTTCCGCCGCTTAGTTGTCGACGCCCGTTAACCCATGCCGCCGCTGCACGTGCTACACTCCAAAGGCGAATAACCGGGGAGTTCCGCAATGCGCTGGCAACTTCAGTACGCCCGCAGCCTGGCCTTAGCCTCGCTGCCATTTCAGTCTCAGCTTCGTGCGTTGAAGCGCCGCATTTCCGGCATCGAGGGCGACGCTGCGAATGAACCCGGCTGCATCGAGGACGGGCTGCGTCTGATCGAGATGATCGGTCGCGATCGCATCCGTGGTGCTGTGGTTCTCGAACTCGGCTCGGGCTGGCAGCCGTTGATCCCGCTTCTGTTCAAGGAAGCCGGCGCCGCCAAGGTGATCATGACCGACGACAAGGCGCTGATGGACGGCGCCTATTTCGATCGCGCCAAGGCGCTGCTCGTGAAGCAAGGGCACGCCGTGCGCGCCGAGTTCTCAGAATTCGATTATCTGGCACCGTGTGACTGGTCGGAGATCGCCGATGCGTCTGTCGACGTCATCTGGTCGCGCGCGTGCCTCGAGCACATCCCGCCGGGCATCCTTCGTAAGATCCTGCGTCAGTTCCGCCGCATCCTGAAACCCGGCGGCGTGATGGCGCACATCGTCGATAATTCGGATCATTGGGAGCACAAGGACAAGTCGATCAGCCGGGTCAACTTCCTCAAATTCGGCGATCTGACCTGGAACGCGATCAACTTCCACCCGCTGTTCTATCAGAACCGGCTACGGCACTCGGATTACCTGACCATGCTCCAGAACATGGGGTTCGACGTGACGTCCCAAGAGTCGGAAATCTGCGAGCGAGCGCGCGTTGCGCTCGGCGACCTATCTCTCGATCGTCGTTTCCGCGGCTATCAGCGCGATGACCTCGCCGCCATCACGTCGCGTATCGTTGCCAGACCGGGTGCAGTGCCCGTAGCGGAGAGCCGTCGGCGGGTTGCCGCGGCCTAGCGCTAGAAGGTCGGCTGATAGGCGTGAATGGGGTTCACCTGATAGTCGTGCGTGCCATTGGCGATGATCGTATCGTTTTGTGACTTCGCGGTCGTCAGGCCCGTCAGTCCGTTCGCGAGCATTGTGCACATCGTCGCGTGGTGTAGCGCGCTGTAGCTGCCCTCGTAGTTGTCGCCCGGCGTGATGCCATCCGACCCGCTGGGGATCGTCTCGCCCGGGAACGCCATCATCGGATTGAATGACCCGGTCGTCGTTATATTGATCGCCGTGCCGCCCGGCGTGGCAGCGACTTTGCCGGTACTCCCCGACACGTCCCGCATGTAGTAGGGCTGGAAGCCGTTGAGGCCGCCCGGCAGCGCGCCAGAGATGCTGTTGACGGCGATCACGTCGTTGTCGGCCAATGTCGGCGATCCGGCAGGCAGAACCAGCGTGACCACGTCCGTCCCTGCATCCGTCGTGGCCGTTATCCCGCCCTGGAAACAGATCAGGGTGGGATCGGTGATGACCGTCGCCTCGCTGAAATCGTTGGCGTTGCTTCCATGATCGGTGTTGTTGACGCCCATCATGTACGCTGTCGTCAGGCCATACATGCTTTGCGCGGTGGTGATAGCGGCGTAGAAGTTAGCGACGTGCTGCGCGACCGTCGTGATGTCCGCATCCTCGGAAATGCCGGCGCCCCAGGCAAGGGCCCAGCCAAAATACCCGGGGTATGCCCACGGGCTTCCCTGTCCATCGGCGCGGGTGGCGCTTTCATAGATGCCGCTTGAGCGATACTGTGCCGATTTGGTGTTTCGATAAGCGACGTAACAATCCGCTGTGCCGGTCGCCATATCTTGGAGATGCGCAGTGCTCGCCGTGCCATCAGGATGCGCATCGGGCAAGAGGAAACTGCCGACCTGATCACGGAAGGACCACGCATCGACGCGCGGCAGCGACGGAAAGAACAGCGCATTGGCGTAATACGTGGTGGGGCCGACCGTGATCTGCCGGCCCTCGCCAGGATCGGTATATCGTCCAAGCGTGCTCATGCCCGCCATGCTCGCGACGATGTCGCGGTAGACGGGGCCCCCGAACACGAGAAACTGGTGCGTCGGCGCCGAGCAGTTGTGGGACGTGTCGTACTGGCTGAAGAGATCCCATTGCGACGGCGGCCAATTCATCCCCGAGATGTTTTCCCCATTGCCGTTGTATCGAACGGTGAGGCTCGACGCCGGCAACCCGCTATAGCTCTTGTTGTTGTAGACGGGAAACTGCCTGGTCGTCTCGTCATAGACCCAAATGTTCAGGTGCGCGCTGACGAGGCCATTGACGCGGGCGACACGCTCGCTTGTCGTGTCGCGACGCATAAGCTGAATGATGGACCACATCGGCCATAACCCGATTTGTGGATGCCCACCGCCCGCGCCGATGAAGCGGCGCTGGTCGCCGGCCGTGTTGGGCGCATAATTGATTGAGGCCGTCGCATCGGGCGTTAGCGTCAAATCCCACGGCGGGAACAGTTTGGTTGAGTGCTGGTAAGCCGCGCTCTGGAGAATTGAAAGGTTGGGACGCGCGGCGGCCGAACCTGCCACCCACTGCCATTTCCCATCGGTCTGCATACCGTACACACCGCCATGAAGATCCAGGGCCGTCACGCGCTGGCCGGTGTGCGTGCCGCTGCCGCTCGTCGAAAACGCGACCAGAGCCCCGGACCCATTCTCGCCGAGCATGGGCTTCGACCAGACCTCAATCTGGTTCGCGGTTATGACGCTGGCGAAATAAACGGTGCCTGCGGTCAGGCCAGCCGGCAGCGCTCCACCGGAATTCGAAACAGTGAAGCCCTCGCCGCTGGCCATCCCGTGTGCTGTCCAGTTGAGGCGAGACGCCGTGCCGGCATACGTGACCGTCCCGGACCCGTGATAGCCCGTCGAGAATTCGGAGGCGCCATCAAAGACGGCCATTTGGAAAGCGCGGCGCAAGGGCGTTGCCGTGTTCATCTTCGGCTGGAAGACCAGCGGACACCACAGCCAGTCATAGACGGCGGCGCTGGCGTCCTTGCCGACACGGATGTAGTGGCGGGCAAGCAAATGGCTATGAGCGGAGCATTCTTCCTCTACGACCCAGATCGCGCCTGCGTCGCCGTCGCAATCCTTGTAGATCTTGTCGTTGTCGGTGATGCCTTGGTTGAGCGCCGACGTGAACGCGCCCGACAGATTCTCAACGCCGGTCAGCGTCACCTTGAAATCGCGGCTGGCGGACGCGTTGATGTTGGCGGTGGTGAAGCCCGACGCACTCGGCGCCGTGCCATTGTTCTTGATGTTGAGTGTCTTGGTGCCTGAGCCAGCCAAGCTTTCTGGCACGCGGCAGAAGCCATATCCGTTTTTAAGCGAACCATCCGACCAGGTGGAAAAGTTCGAGAACGTCGCCGGGCACAGCGTGCCATCCGAGAGTTCGATGCGCGGGTAACTGCCGCTCGGGATGTCGCCTTTCTTAAAGGCCAGCCCAAAGATATCGGTGACGAAGTTCGTGGCCAGCGTCGAGCCGGACAGATTGGTGATAGTGAGCGTATCGACCTGCACGACCTCCGCAGGATCGGTAACGGCGATCGACAGTGTTTCTTGATATGTGTTCAGGCCGCCGTCCGTGATCCTGATCTGAACGTTTTCACTGACCCCGATCGAGAGAGTGCCGGTCGCGCTGCGGCGAAGATTGACGGTGAGGCCGGTGCTGGAAGACAGCTCAAATTTTGTATTCCCGTTGATGATTTCCCAGGTGAAGGACGAATCATCGACGTCGGTTGCAGTCAAAGCGCCTACAACGGTGCCCGACGCCGCGTCGGAGACAATTGTCGCGCTCGAAATCTGTATGTCGGTTGGCGCTTCGTTTGGCGGCGGGGCGCCACCCTGCGTTGCCACCCAGCCCACCAGGATGCTGATCTCCGGCAGCAGCGCGCAGCGCGGGAGCGGCGCCCGGTCAAGGCGCTCCTTGAAACTGCGGCCGTGCCAGGGGATCAAAAGCGGCCGCCCTTATGCCGCCGCGAAGCAGAGCTGCATGTCGACGCCCCAGGGCGAGTTCGCCAGCTGCGGCCGCAGCCACTCCGCCGCCTGCTTCGCCTGCGCGTTGCGATAGGACGCCAGCGTCGCGGCGCCGAGCGCGTTGGCGAGATAGTTCCAATCCTGGTAGCCGCTGCCGAGCACGTCGTTCGCCGGCGCCACCAGGCCGAACTTCTTGCTCGTCAGCGCCCAGGCCTCGGCGTAGCTGCCGACGATCGTGACGATCGAGCCGCTACGGACGCCGATGACGTCCTGATAGTTGCCTGGATAGGCGCGGCTCCAGCCGGTGTTCGGCAGCAGCCGCTTGAGGACCGGATCGAGGAACCAATCCGCGACCGCCGCCCATTCTGCGAAGCCCATGCGCACCAGATCCTCGCAGACCTGGACGCAGAAGAAGCCCTGCCAGATCTTGATATAGCAGCCCTGGATGTCGGCGCCGCCCTCGGCCGGCTGGCCCGGCATGTCCATGATGTCGTGGAAGACCGACTGCTGCCGGTTCAGGTTGTTGACGTAGTTCGCGATGATCCACTTGCGATTGTTTTCCAGGATGTCCAGGAAGTATTGGCGCGGCAGCAGGTTGCCGGTGGCGACGATCGGCGAGATCTTGGCGCAGCGCGCGATCAGGCGGATCAGCCAGGCCCAATGGCGGACCTGGAGCGGGATCACGATGCACTTGCCGGATTCCCGATAGAACGGGTCCGAGTTCACGAAGAAGGCCATCACCTGCATCTGCAGGTTTTCGATATGCCATTCGTCGCCGGTCAGCACCGCCATCGGGTACGAGACGTCGGGGAAGTGCGCGGTGTCCATCGACCAGCCGGTGTCGACGAAGGTCATTCGCGGCGAGCCGTTGAAGCGCAGCTCCTGGTTCGTGATGTTGGGATAGGTCAGGACGCTGACGGCCCGGCCGGTGCTTTCGTCGCGCACCAGGGTCGGCATCGAGCCGGCGGCCTCGGCGACCGCGCGCATATTGGCTTCCGCGTCGGCCGAGCGCGTCGCCAGGAACTCCGATGCCCAGCCGGTCAGCAACCCGATATCGGCGCGCCCGCCGGTCTCGCCCATGTTCATCCGCAGGCCGGCATTGCCCATCGGCGTGAAAACGACTTTGCCCGGCTTGTTGACGTTGTTGAACCCGGCCGTCGAATATTTCGCGAAGAAGCCCTGGGCGGTGGCTTCGTCCACCGAGCGCGTGAACGGCGCCGGCGCACTCTCCCAGCGCGAGCGGCCCCGCCAGTTGAAGCGCGGCACCTTGACCGTTGCGATCAGCGTGTCGCCGTCATAGACCGACCAGGCCGTGATCGGGCTGTTGGCGTTGGCCCCGGTGAAGGCCCGGGCATAGTCGAGGTCGACCTGCGTGCGGTCGCTGGCGCGGCGCACGATCATGGACCAGTCACCGCTGCGCGGGGCCGCTTCGGTCAGCGTCACGCCGTTGCTCAGACGCGCGCTGACGCTGCCGGCGGGCTGCGGGACTGGCGGCGGTGGCTCGGGTTCCGGCTCTGGCGGCGGCGGTGGGGGCGGCGGCGGTGGGGGCTCCGGCACCGGTTCCGGCTCAGGTTCGGGCTCCGGCTGCGGCGCCGGCTCACCACCGACCATGGCGCCGGTCAGGCAGTCATAGTCGCCGTCCGTGAAGCGGATGCGCTCGATGTCGTTGAGCGTGTCCATGAAGCCGGGCCCCTCGACCACGATCTGGGCGCCCTTCTCAGGATTGAGTTTGTAATGCGCGCGGGGCTGGGCGTATTTGACGACGTCGCGGGTCTGCGGCGCCTTCGAGCCATCGAAGGTCTGCCCGCGCACGCCGTCGACCGTGCCTAGCTTGATGACCTCGGTCACGTCCGGGAGCGGCTCCGGCGGCGGTGGGGGCGTTGGCGTCGGTGTCGTGTCCATGATCACGAGCAGCGCCGTGCTCGCCGCACCGAGACGGACATTGCCCTCGATGCCTTCGCGCGTGACCAGCTTTGCGCCTTCCGCGAGCTCGTCGAGATCATCGGCCACAGCGCCGAACCCGAACTCGTCGGAAATCTCGGCGCCCGGCGCGATCACGGCGACGCCGGCCGGCCACACGCCGTCGACGAAATCCTCGGGCTCTGCGGGATCGGCGCCATCCGAGTCCACGCCCCACGGGATGCGGGCGCCAAGCGCGACCGGCCCATCGGTCGTGCGATAGCGGAAGCGGAAGCCGGCCGCGGCGCCCTCCTCCGCCGTCGCGGCGAGCGCCTCAAGGATGACGGTGCGCGTCGGGTCGGGCTCAGCGACGTCCGCATTGCCCTCGTAGAGAATCTTCTGATAGCCCCGCGCGCGCGCCTCGCGTCCCTTCGAGAAATAGCGCGAATACCTGACCGTGGTATCGAAGGTCTCGGTCAGCCGGGTGTTGGCGTCTTCGATATGCGGTTCCTTGGCCATGGACTCTCCTTGCGCGCCTAGAGGCGCGTTGGCGGTGTCGGGATTTGCGGGTAGCGGCCGGGCCGCAGGTCAGTGGCGGCGAAACTTGGTGGCCGGCAATGGACGTTTCGGTGCGGCTTTTGGTGCTGGCGCGACGGCGGCCGGTGGGGTGGCCGGGCACGAGATGGCGCCGGAGCCGCCGCGGCCGGGCTCGTTGCCGGTCGGACGGCCGAACATCTTTCGCTGCAGATGCGGCATCGGCTTGATGCACAAATCCCGCAGCAGCCGGAGCACATACGTGGTCATCAGGCCGCCTGGCTCGGGGCCGCGCCGAGGCGCGCCAGCTCGACCTCAATCGTTGACATCGGAAATTCCAAGAGCATGGATCCTGGGGTGCAATTTCGGATCGCGACGCCGGCCTGTTCGGCTGCGCGCTGCCAGCCGGCGAAGGCCGGCAGGAATTCGTCGGTGTAGACCGCTGGGTCGGTGTCGCCGTAGCCGATGGCCCGGCGCTTGCGATATTCGTCGTGGCTGTTGGAACGGCCGTCGACGACCCGCATATCGAAACCCAAAAGCAGAACCCGCGCCGCGCCGAGCGCCACCGAAACGCTGATCGCCAGATGCCCGCTCGATCGGCCATGGGTGATTGTGGGGCAGCCCGGCGGCATGAAGCGTACCGGCTTGTTGTCGGGCTCGAGCTGCACGCGGCGGATTTTCTCGGGCAACTCGCGCTTGGCGATGCGTGACGCCGTGATGACGAGGCCTTCGAACGCCTCGATCCGCGGCCGCCACCACTCGAAAATATTATTGTCGGTGAAATACCACGCCGCGCTCCACGGCGCGCGCAGCTCCAGCGCGTTGATCGCCATCACCTTGGCGTTGATTCCGCGCAGCCGCTCGAGATCGAATTCGCGGAGACTATCCCCGCCGCCCAACAGGATCGCGGTCTGTCCTTCCCAGAGCCGTTCCGGAATCCAGAAATGATCCTCGATGCCCCGGCTCATGCCGCGGCGCGCTCCTCGAAGGAACGCACGATCGCGTCGGCGGTATCGTCCTCCCAGGCGATGCGGTGCCCTGGCCGGCCGATCTGCGCGCCGACATGCAGGCCATGACCGGCAAAGAACGGCGCCGAGCACGCCGGTGCGCCTTCGGCCAGCATCTTGAAAATTGTGACCGGCACGCGGTCCATGAGCGTTGCCAGCCAGGCCGGGCCGTTGTTGATGAATAGGTTCGCAGCGGCCCCGGCATAGAGCTCCGCGCGGGCCCGAAGATCGGTGGTGGCGAAATCGGCGATGCCGAAACGACCGGGCAGCGGCGCGCTGTCGACGTCGGGAATGATGATGACCTGGTAGCCCAAATCGATGAGACGGTCGCCGGCCGCAAGCCATGCGTAGCGGTTGCTGTTGCGCTGCGGCCAATAATGCGATTCGCGCAGCGTCATCGTCACGGTGCGCGGCGCCAGCGGTGCCGGCTCGGCGCGGAACGGAAAATGCTTGGCGCGACAAGACTCCAATATCCTGCCGGCGCCGTAATGCGCTTCCGGGTTGCCCGGATGATAGGCGAGCGGGAACACCGGGCCGGTGAGCCGCAGGGCTGCGCGCTGGACAATGTCGACGCCGATACAAGCCGGTAATAGCCCGCAGGCGGCCTCGACGATTTGCCGGCGCATCGTCATCCGCTTTTCAGGCGCGCGCGGTGGGAGGCAATCGGCCCGGAAGCCGTGATCGGGGCCCGGCACAATGGCGACCTTGAATTGTTCGTCGCCGAGTTGGATCCGGTAACGATCCGCGGCCGCCAGGAACCCGACGCAGTCGAAGGTCGGCGGTGAGACCGCGAGATCGTAGACGGCCGTCAGCATTGAACGCGCGCCGACCTATAAGGCCGAGCGCGCGGGGCTATCGCGAAGAATTTCGCTCATGATGCGGCCCTCTTCTTCGCTTTGCGCGCCGTCTCCGGTCAGGACGATGCGGTGCCTCAAAAACCACCAGTGCCGCGGCGTGGCGCGGCGGGCCGCCCAATTTCTGATGTGGTCGAGGCGCAGTCCGTCTGCCGTGCCGAACCGCCGCGACGGCGGCGTGATCGAGACCCCGGCCAACTCGTCGGGATCGACCACCACATGGATATCTTCTTCCCGGAAGCAGCTCGGGAGTTCGCCGTCGACGGTTCCCTTGAATACCAAGCTGCGGTCGTTCTTCATCGCCAGCGGGTGGAGATGAAAGCTCCGGGCAACGACGCCGCCGGCATGTCGGAAGTGCAGGACCGCCGGTATCCTCGAGATTGCGGGCCACACCGTCTCGGCGATGATCGGATGCATGTGCTCCATCGCCCACGCGTTGAGCTGTGCGGCCGTCGCCCCGATTGGCATCGTCGGATCAGCGAGGACCCTGGTGCCAGAACACATCACCAGACGATAGCCGGCGGCGAAACGTTTGGCCGCAGCGATTATCGCCTCGCAAGAGATGATGCTATCCGCCGACAGGAAGATGATCGGCTCGTCGTTGCGGGCGAAGGCCATGGCGTCGCGATGCGCGGCCCCGAAGGCGTCATAGTGTTCGGTGGTGTCGACAGGACGAAACTCGATCGGCACTTGCCCGAGTGTTGCGCGGATGCGATCGGGATCGTCGGTGTGCACGAGATAGCGCACCGGCGCGCCGAGCGCCGCGATCGCCGCACGATGCGATTTTACAGCGTAGTCACGGAAAACCTGGTGATACCACTCGCCCCAGACCGGAACAGCGATGAGCATCAGTCGTTGCCGCCGTGTCTGCGCCGCACCTTGCTGAGAACATCGTTAGCGCGAATCATGCGATCGACCGGCGCTGCTATTGCCTTCGTCGAGTCATTGGCCTCGCGGACAAGCCCGCGAGCCTTGAGCGTGCGAAAGACATTCCCCGGCATCTCCGGGATGATGTGGCCCTTGCTGTATTGCCCGTGGGCGATGACGACTTCGGCGCGCACGCTCATTTCCATGCCTCCTGTCGGGTGGCTTTTTTGGTACGCATCGTCAGTCGGAGTCACTGCTCAGCAAGCGGCAGAGTGGCTGCCGGACGAACACGGCGTTGCAAAAATTCTGATAAACGGGTGTGTAGAATTTGCCGAATGCGAGCCGATGAAGGGCGCTCAGCCCGGCCTGCCCTGCACCACCGAGATCTGGAATGAAGTCGCTGTCGGCGTGGGGATCGTATTCGACGATCACGACGCGCGGGCGGTAGCGCAGCAATGAGTTGAACAGGTAGTAGTCCTGTCCGTCGACATCGATAACGGCCAAGTCAATGTCGGCTGGCGCGCCGCAACCGGCCAGAATTGGCTCCAACCGGTTTTTTGCATCGACCGTTTCACAGAGGCAGTGGACGCGACCGCCGAAAGCCGCGCAGTTTTCAGTCAACCTTCGAAAGGCCGCTTTATCGGACTCGATCAACACGGCGCGCCAGCCGTTCACGATCAGCTGGCGGGTATTGCTGAAGAAGATCCCGTCCGATGCGCCGCATTCCACGCACCAATTGTTGGCGATCCCAATCCTCTCGAATACCGCCTCAATGATTCCGTCTTCGCCGAATTGCGAGTAGGTGTTATATGCCCGCTCTTCCAGCCACGCGAAACTCATTTCCAGGCATCGGCCGGCGCGCCGTGGCTGCGCCAGTCTGTTGCTTCCTGGTAAATCGCCCTTTGATCAGCGCCTGGCCATTTGACCATCAGCTCGAGATGGCCAACCGTGACTCGGTTTCCAAGGAAGAGCGTGTGGCCTGCGGCGGCCCACTTCTGCCAGAACGCGATGTCCGCATCGCGGCGCCCGTTGCCCCAGGTTCCATCTGGAGCGGGCACGCTGTGAAACCAGGGCTTCGGCAGCGCACGCAACTTTGCAGCGCTCAGCAATGTGAGACCGAAATGCGCGGTGCGCACAGGGGTCAGATCGTCGCCGAATATCTCGCGCGGCACCGGGCCGTCAGCGCCGGGCGAGGCGGCCATCGTGAACAGCGGCAGATCGTTTCCACGCGCGGCCTGGATTGGGGCGATTGCGTCCGCTTCGGGATAGACCATCATCAGCGAGACCAGCCGGCGGACGTTGTTTGGCGTGAAGATGGTGTCGTAATCCAGCGTTAGGATCGCGTCGGGCTTGTCCTGCTCGATCGATTCCTCAATCGCGCGTTCCAGACATTGCTCCCAATAGGCGCCGGAGTAGAACCTCGGGGTGATGCGCAGCGTGCGCTGCAGCTCGCTCAGGGCCTCCATATTGCAGGCCGTGTTTGCCGTCCAGGTCAGCCGCGGCAGGCTCATCACCATCGAGACAGACATGCCGGCCCGATGTGGTTTGGCCCCCTCGAGGTTGAGGCTGATCGGCAGCGCCGCGCAGTCGCCTTCGATCTCGGAGTGCCAACGGCGGATCAGCAGCAGGCCCGCGGCGGAGAGCAGTTTAGAGAGAGTCGGCTCGTCGAATAGCGCTTTGTGGAAGTCGCTGGCGTCGACCTGGCCGCCCATGATGTAGGCCTCGGTCGGCTGTACTGCGCCTTCCTGGTAGCGCTTGGCGATCTTTGCGAAGTCCGGCACCGCAATGCGGAGCCTGCCGCCGGGTTTCAGAACCCTCACCCATTCCGCGAGGACATCCGGGATCTGCGCGTGGGGGAAATGTTCCAGGCAGTGACTGGCGCGCACAGCGTCAATCGACGAATCCGGGAATGGAAGCGGGAAGATTTCGGAGCCGTGGTCGCGGCCCAGCGGCATATAGCCGTCCGGCGATTGGCGGCCGGCGCCGAGGTCGAGTTTCATTGCAGTTTCCTCTGGCGGGAGGAGGAGGCGTGCCGGCTGGCGGGCCGGCACGCCTTGGGCTGTAGTCGATGCGCTGATCGAGGCTTAGACCTCGGCCAGCGTCATCGCGTTGCACTTCGCGGCCGTGATCGGCGCCTGCTCGCCGCGGCCCATGTTTGCGAGAACGGTCGAGACCTGAGTCGTGCGGGGCGAGTAGACCGACCGCAGATAGCGTTTGCGGCCGCGCATATCGACGTTGAACTTGTAGAGATTCTGCAGCACGGCGGTCGCCGCTGTGTTGGCGTTCGGGATCGTGAAATCCGTCCCGCCGCGCAGCCCGACGATGTCCGCGAAGTTCGTCGCATCGGTGGTGTCGGCCTCCTGCAGTTTCAGCACCGACGGCGCATTGCTGACGACATCCGCGGTCGCGGCTATGATGTCGACGGTCGCGTAATCGTAGCCGAGGGTGTCGATGATGCCGGTGGTCGTGGCGCCGTTGGTCGCCGAGACGGCGTTGACCGCGACGACGCTTTTCAGTTGGGGAAGCATGTTCAATCCTTTCCGCCGGAAATCCCGGCTCAGCTTTGCGTCGGCGCGGCGGCCTCGGCTTTGGGTTCGTCGGCTTGGTCCGCCGCCTTGCGCTGCCGTTCCTCGGCCGCGTGCTTGGCGGCTTCGTCGCGTCTGCGCTGGGTCTCCGCGGTGAGGATCTTGTCGATCCCGTCACGCAGATCGGCGAGCTGGTCGGGCGAGCGTTCGATGCCGAACGTTTCGCCCGTGTCGGACCGCAAGACGAGAACCGCGCGGCCTGCGCCGCGTGGTTCCAGCCTCACGTCCCCGCTGATCTTCCGCACGCTTACGTGTTGCCGACGAGCGCGATGAGCGGGCCGGCGACCGAGTTGGTGCCGAGATCGTGGACGTTGATGTCCACGCGCTCCGTCGCCTGGATGCCCATCTGGTCATATTCGAACCAGCGCTCACCCGACGTCTTGACCGTGATGCCGCGGCGTTCGCCCAGGCGCGCCGCGAGGGAGAGATCGCCGAAGAACAGCATCGCGACGTTGTTCTGTGCGGTCAAGATCGTGGGCAGGGTCTGGTCGATCACGACCTCATAGCCGAGGTAGGACCGCTTCGGCTTGCCGCCGGTGAGCTCGGACATCGTGGTGCCGCCGGCCGCTTGGATGAGCCGCTGGAAGACCACCGCCCAACCAGGCTGCGAGGTGTACCATTTGGCGCCGCGCTCGGCATACTTGGGCAGGGCGCCCATCACGTTCGACAGATCCACCGCGTCGATCTCGGCGAAGGTGTCGTGACCGGAGATCGCATCGATGGCGGACGCGGTATGCGTGCCGTCGACGATCTTGGTGCGGGCACCGACGATTCCGCCATACGTCGCGGTGCCATCGCCGTTCCAGCCGCAAGCATCCTCGAGGACGGCGAAGGCGTAGGCCATTTCCTGCGCCAGATCGTCCGCAATGTTGATGACCGCATCCTCGGCGAGTTCCGTCGACATGCGCGCGAGCGCGCCGATCTTCTTGGCAACCAGCTGCACCTGATCCCAGGACTTCTGGGATTCGGTGATCTGCTGGTTCTCGCCGACGAAATAGGCCTGGATGCCGCCGCTGCGCCGCGGGATCGTCATCGAGTCCGAGCCCATCGGGACGACCTTGCACTGCATGCGGAAGACGCCGTATTCCTCGCGCAAGTCGATGACGGCCTGCTCGAACTGCGTCGGGACGAGGAAGCCGCCGGCCGTGTTGACGCCTTCCGACTGCGCCTTGACGATCGCGACGCCGTGCTCCTTGCACCACGCCCGAGCGCCCTCGTCGCCCATCAGCGTAGCGCGGATGAACATGCCGGAGCGATAGGCGTTGTCCTCGGCATCGTCGCCCTTGAACGCCTTGAGGCGGGCATAGCGGACGCGGGGGGTCGGCGCCACCTTGGCGGGCTTGTCGTTGCCTGGGATGTCGATCGGTTTCGCGAGCGCCGCCTTGATGGCAATGACGCTCTCTTCGCGCGCGATATCCTTGATGCGCTCCTTGAACTCCTTCTCGAGTTCATCGAACGCCTGCTGCTCGTCCGGCGTCAGATCGCGCTTTTCGTCGGAAGCCTTTTTCAGCAAGGCCTCCATGGTGTCGTGAGTTTGGCCCTGCTTTTCGCGAAGGCCGTTGAGACGGTTGGACATGGTTTTTCCTCAAATGTCCGGATAAGGCCGCGCGGAATCGCACGGCCCACGTCTCCGCCCTTCGCTGAGCGGGAAACCCTTACGGGTTGATGGCTGAAATCAGGGTAGCTGGTGCTTGATGATGGCCAGCTTACGCATGGCCATATCGAGATTCGGCGTCTCGGCGGATGCTTCCGCAGCTTCCGGCGCGGCGGCGCTTTCCGGCGGCGCCGTGGCCGGGGCGTCGCCGGCGGTCTCCGGCCCGGCTGGCGTCGCTGGCGATTCCTGCTCTTGCGCGGCGGCGTTCTCAGCGGCGACATCGTCGTCTGCGACGACCTCTTCGGCCTCGACCTTGATCTCGCGCTCCGCGATGTTGGCGCACCGCAATAGCTGGCCGCGGGCGCCCTTTGCGGCCGCAGGCAGCGTCTTCGCGATGCCGCGAAATTTCTCCGGCAGTGCGAGGATGGATTCGAGCTGCTTGCGGGGCAGCACGGCCTGGCCTTCGCCATCGAGCTGCCGCTCGATCCATTCGCGCAGAGGCGCAATATCAATGCCCGCAGCTTTTCCTTCCTGCAGCGCATTGCTATTGCAGGGGATTGGACACAGAGACACTTCGAGCAGGGTTTGCTTCTTGAAGGTAATCCCGTAGGGCCGGTCCTTGTCTTCGACGAAGGTCCATTCGGTGGGGATGAAACCGACCGAGACGGCGTTGATGTACCCGCCCTTGGCGAGGCGAAAAATTGTGTCTGCGAATGAATATTCCTCAGCCGTGGCGAATTGGATCGTCCCCATCAAGCGGCCGCGCTCCACCCCGACATCCACGACCTTGCCAATGGGCGGCTCGTATGACATGTGCGCCCAGAGCGCGGGGTTATTGCGCTTGATCTGGCTAAGATCCCATCCGTCCTGCTCAATGTTATCACCCGCAAGATCGATGGAGTTGTCGGAGCAGCAGTAGCGCAGCCGCCGGCTCTGCTCATCAACGCTCTCCGGCGACGCGGCGAGAGCATGCAGCACGCCCTCTGTCGGCGTGCCGCCCGCGCGCGCGATCGCGCGGAAGGCGTCGGGCGCTATGAATTTCTGGGGCATAACGGGCCTCTCGCTAGTGGACACGCGAATAGGTTTCGCCGCGCAGGAGGTTGCGAACCCGCTCTTCGCGACATTCAAGCTGTGCGGCAATCTCGATTGGTGTTTTGCCGTAGCTATCGAGCAGCCGCACGAGCGCCACGTCTTCAGCGGTAAAATTGTTTGGATTGGCGCAGATGATATTTGCGGCGTAGCCGTCGTCGCGCCACAGAGCAGCCGCGAGCGGGTTCGGTCTTTGGGCTCGCTCGCAGTGTTCAGCGAAGCGGCGGATGATTAGGTGCCGGTGATCCCAATTTTTCACGGCGGCCCCGAAACCCTGTTTCGCCAAATACCTGATTCCGGCGAAGCCGCCGGGAATCATATTCAAGCCCCTCGGATATAGCGAGCATTGGTCGACGACCAACTCTTCCAGATTCATCGCGTCGGCATGGCTTAGGCCGCAACCGATGATCGAGTGCCTTTCCCAATCGCCAGGCGCAGCAGCCGTAAGAAACTCGGCGACCGCCTTGTGAAACAGATACGGCGAGCCTCGCTCCGCGGCTGCAACATGCTGTTGCCAGCGCTGCTCCCAGCCTTGGCGTGTGACACCGACATACCCACGTCCTTCGCCCTTCTGACCGTCCTGCTCACGCACGAAAACGTGGCTGTAAACGACGTGAGATCCGACAACAGAGGCTGCCGTCGAAATCAGCGGCATCAAATCGCACGTGAACGTCCGGTGCGGCTTGCCTTCCTCGTCGATCCGTAGCGTGACCCCTGGCTGCAGGCCGGTTGGCGGCAGCACGTCGTGCATCAGCCTGCTGAGCTGTGGCCGGGCCTTGTCGACGACGACCCACAACCCGATGGATGGGAACGTCTGCGCCTCGGCTTCGAGATTGATCAGTGCGAGGAGATTCGCCTCCATGCGATAAGTGCGTAACGCAATCTGCAAGCCATTGATTAAGCCGCTGCCGCCCAAGACGGCCGCGGACCCGAGAAGATATTCAGCGTTCGCCGCGTGCACGAGCCCGTCGGGCAGCCGTGAGATTTTTCCGCCGTGCGGAAAGGCGGACGGAATCGTGAAATCGGCCCGAAGTTCTTTTCCCATGAAGTGTCCTCATCGGCGCTCGGCCCGCCACGCATGGCGCAAAGCAAGGGGTCGCGGTAAAGCAACCGCCGAGCGCCGATGAAGATCGGGATTCGGAGTTGCGCTGATCCTCGTGGCTGCGAGGATTTGCTGTGTCGGTTTGGTCTATCCGCCCGGAATGCTGTCTTCGGGGACTGCAGCTGGATCGCCGTCGCCGCCAGGGGCCGGCGCGCCCGTCGTGTCGCTTCCCGGTCCGCCGGCGGATGGCTTCAAAGGAACGGCGCCGAGAGGCGCTACATTCATCGGCTGCAGCAAGACGTCGCCATTTTCGTCCTTAGGCAACCCCTCCATGCGTCTGGCGTCGTTAGGGGTTAGGAATGTCCCAACGATGCCGGTGCGGTAGGCTGTATAGCGCGCCTGGATATCGGCGCGGTTGAAGGCGTCGACATCGAACTCGACGAACTGCTTCTCGCCGTCCAAACCGAATGCGTCGTTGAGCTTAGCCTCCCAACGCTCGACATCCGAAGTCACCGTATTGTTGATGTAGGCTTGCTGCGCCTGAAGGATGGCTTGCCCGCCGCCCTCGGGCATAATGCCGAGGCGGTGCGCCGGCACATCGAAATCGCGCGCGATCTCCTCGACCTGAAAACGGCGCTGCTTGTCCATGTCAGCTTCAACCGCTGTCATACCGGCGCGCGCGTGCTTTAGCCCCTCCTCAAGCACAGCGGTTTTGCCGGCGTTGTTGAGGCCGCTATAGTTTGCGTTCCACTGAACCTTGAGTCGCGCTAGGGTGTCCGGCTTAAGAGTCTTGTCGGTGTGGAGATAGCCGCCGAGGTTGGCGCCGTTGTCGAACAGCATCGCTGCAAGTTGCTCTTGTGCCAGGCTGAGGCCGATCGCGTCACGCGCCAGGCTGATTCGCGACAATCCGAGCAGCCCATTGAAGCTGATCCAGCGCAGATGCAGGATATCTGCGGCTGGAATTACCTGCGGAAACCCGCTCAAAACTGCATTTTCGTGTCCGTTTGTTCGTGAAACTGCGTAAAAAAGCGATCCATCCGTCGATTCATAGAGCTGGACCCTTGTTGGATTGACGGGGATCAGCGCCAGTGGCTCGCCGCGCCCGTTTCTCGCGATCGCGGCGTACGCGTTGCCAAGCAGCAGAAACGCGGCCTGCATCTGCTCGAAGAACTCGAGGCCGGTCTGCCATGCATTTGGCTTGCGCAGCAGCAGCTCGAGCGGGTGGTCCTTGACAACCGCCTGGCCGCCGTTGCGCTTAGCGCGGTAGACGTGTTTCGGCAGCTTGGCGACGTCGATCGACCGAATCGCAACACACGCCATGACGGTGGAGGCCTGCATAGCGCGCCATTGCGAGATATTGATCCCGGTGGCGGATTTATTTTGTAGCGCCCACTCGCGAAACCATTCCGGTTCGTTCGAGCGCTGCAGCCATGCGGCGACGCGCGACAGAATGCCCATTGCGCCTCCGCTTAGATCAGGACGAGGTCGCGGCCGTCGCTGTAAATGCTACCGGACCGCTCGCCGACCAGCGCGGCGCGGCGCGTTGCCATCGCGAGGGACACGACGCCATCGATACGGCCCGTGGATTTTGCCTTAGTAAATTTGCGATTGCCGGCTGCATCCTGCTCGGCGACGACATTCGCCGCGCACATCTCCATGGCTGGATTGCGCGCGATCCGGATCGTCAAATTGTTGATGGCCGTCTCGATTGCGTCGACCGCGGGCGCCATGTCCACGAAGCCCTGGCCGTACTTGACGAGCGCGATCCCGTCTCCGTCTTCGTCCGCCCAATGACTATCGACACCCTCTGCATCCAATTCTCGCTTCAAATCGTCGAAGCGGTAGCGGTCATAAGCGAGCTCGCGAAGATCGAACATCGAAGCCAGTTCGCCGATTTTCTTGGCGACGAACGCATAGTCGATCGACGTGCCCGGGGTTGCCTCAATCGCGCCATCCTTTTGCCACTGCTCATAGGGCACGCCGTCGCGCTCGCTGCGCCGGATCATTGTGTCCGCCGGCGTCCAGAAGATTGTGACCGCGGGCATCGGCTGCACTTCAGGGAACGTCAGCGTCAGCGCCGTCAAATCGTTCTTGCCGGACAAATCGAGCGCCGCATTGGCGACCTCGCCGCGAAGAGATTCCAGGTCGACGTCGGCTTGGACGGCGTCCCATTTCTCCGGGTCGAAGACGCGCGCGATTGACTGAACCCACTGGCAGAAATTCAGGCGGCGGACGATGCTTTCCTTGGCCGGCATCCCGCGCGCCTGCGTTAGCTGGGTCTCGAGATAATCGGCGTGGATCGTGATGCCCAGGCTGGGGTTTGCCTTGACCCAGCATTTTTTGCTTTTGAACGGATCATCCGCCTTATCGAGGGCGCAGATGTACGCGAAGAAACCGTCATCCTTGCGGTGGCCAGCCGCGACCTCTGTCCCATATTTGTGATAGCGGAAGCAAACTGACTTCCGGTCGATGCCGCTATTCGTGATCATGAAGATCAGCGGCTGTGCACGGCCCTTGACGCCCGCCAGCATCATTTCGACCATCATCGGGTCGCGATGTTCGTGAATCTCGTCGAGCAGCGCGCAGGACGGCCGCGGCCCCGACTGGTTGTCATCGCTCGAAATCGGCCGGAAGAATGAGCCCGTCGCCAGATAGGCGAGATTCCACTCCTTGCCGGGACCGCCTGATTTTGTTATCCGGTTGGCAAGGTCAGGCGACTGATCGACCATAGCGACGGCGTCGCGAAACAGGATCTGCGCCTGGTCTTTCTTGCTGGCCGCGGCGTAGATTTCAGCGCGCGGCTCGGCGTCGGCGGTTTCCATGTACAAGCCAATGCCAGCAGCGAGCGGTGACTTTCCAGACCCCTTCGCTGTTTCAACGAACGCCATCCGAAACCGTCGACGGCCATCGGCTCGCTTCCAACCGAAGAGCGAGCCCAGGACGAAGGCCTGCCAGCCCTCAACTTCGAATGGCTTCCCCTCATGCTCGCCGCCGGCGAGGCGTAAGACCTCGCGGAAAAACGCGATGACGTGATCCTGCGCGGCTAGATCCCACCGCAGCCCGCGCTTCGCGCCGTCTTTCAGGTCGGCGAGGTGCCGTTTACAGGCGTCGCGGACATGGGGCCCGGCAATGATGCGCTTCGCGACGACCGCCTTCGCATAGGCAGTCGCGCGGTCACTTGTCCCCGAAGAACCGGGAGGTCGGCGTTTTCGTGAGCTTGCCACCAGCGGAATGCCCCAGTCGCGCGCGGGACGCCGGATCGAGCCCGATTTCCGAACCCAGCGAGCGGTGCTCGCGCCGATCCGCTGCTGTCCATTCGCGGCGCGTTTTTGGTTTTTCGAATTCGGCCTGGCGGTCGCACCAGGCTGCGAGCTTGTAGCTGTCGGCCTGGGTCAGCCAGAACGCGAAGCCGAGCACCTCATCCCAGAGTTCCGCTGGGCGGCCCTTCAACCAGTGCGGTTTGGCTGGTTTGCCGCCGGGATCCGGCTCGCCCTCCGGCAGCGGTCGATCGCCGGGATTGCCGAGGACGAGTTTGAGATGCGTCGGCTTGGGCTTTGGTCCTCTGATACCCATTAAATTTCAGTTCCAAAATTCAATATGCGGCGCTGCACACGAAAC